TATGATGGACTGGTAAACTACAACAAAAAGTATAAATCAAATTAGAAGTAGTATAGTGTTTAAACTCAGAGTCCATTTTTAGTTTAAAGATGGACTCTGTTGTTGCTGCTGTAGTTGAAAAATTCAAACAACGATCTGAATTTGGTCAGCGAAAATATGGAACAAATCTAGATCGTACCGATCTTTCATATTTGGATTGGGTTCAGCATATGCAAGAAGAATTGATGGATGCGATCCTGTATCTTGAAAAGCTCAAGAAAGTTTCAGATGAACAAAATGCCAAACGCAAATGCACTTCTTGCAGTGAAACTGGAAACGACCGATTTGATCCTCAGGAAGTTTGTAAAATTTGTTTTGGTAAAAGGTATGTCGATTAGTTGGAGTATGCCAATCCGGCCATTCCGCTCATGATGCGGAGAATATTATAGTTAACTGCATACACGCGCACTTCGTAGGTCGCATCAGTGCTCTCATCAACAACATATGCACCGCTGAGATTCATGACAATCGTAGCAGTGTCAATGCGAGAGAAGTTGCAGGTACCGGAAGGCTGGTGTTCCTCGGGGCGGAGCGCAAAGGAGTACATGTAGATACCAGGCTGGGGAGCCTGAATATCCGTGGTAGAAACGATAGTATTACCAAAGCCGGTGTGGTGCTGGTAGAGCTGAACCTTGTTGAAGTAATCGCCATAGCGACGATCCATGCGATCCTGGCCGTTGATCTGCAGAAGCTGATCGTACACGATTTCCTGATCGTACGTAAAAGGGGTCAAGGTTGATGGGCTAGACGTGTTTATACTGCAGTTGGTGTAGCTTGAAGGCTGTACAACCCACACAAGTTCTTTGACGGGGTGGTTGAACGTGAGATCAATACGGTTGTTGTATGATGAGACACCCTTATCCTCGTTGTACTGCGTCTGCTCGATCAAGTACTCGTGGCTTTGTTGCGCCATACGACGGCGCTCCTCAACATCCAGATAGATGTAATCAATGTAGAGAGCAGCCTGTACGGGGTTGGGAAGCATGTTTACAGTGTACCCATTTGCAGCTCCTCCAGAAATTGCTGTAGTTGAAAAGTTGCCAGAAATAGACTGAGGCTTGTTCCAGAGGAGATTGACCTTTACCTCGTGGTACTGAAGAGCGATGAGAGGGAGTGCCGCACCGGGATTCTTGGTAAAGAAGAAGTACAGCGGGATATAAAATACGTTGGGGAGTGCCGGCTTACCACTGTTCCCGCACTGCTGGGGGTTTGACAGAACGGTTGCGCCTGCAGTGAATCCACCACCCACCATCTGGTAGGTCTTCATGGACGTGGACACGTCGCTCGTCAGAGAATCCCAAAGATAGAGCCACTCGCCATACAGACGATCAATCAGCTGGCCGCCGATTTCAAGTTCAGCATAACGGATGAGGTTGTAGCCGAGACGACCTCCCGCATTGTTCCAGAGAGCTGCAATGGTCGTGCTGTTTTCTGCATAATAAGGCAGAACAACCTCAACATATGTAGAGTAGAGTAAATCTGCATGACGACTGATGACCGCGCTCTGCTTTGTCCCCCAGCTGGGCTGTCCGGTAAAACTTACTCGGAACGGTTCCATAGCAAAATTCGTATGACGCTTGTATAACCCTTTCCAGAAAGTGATTTGAGGATTTGCGGTTATGTAGGCATCCTGTGCGCCGTATGCAACGAGTTGTAATAAACCACCGCCCATTTGTCTTTATATGTTAGTAATAATCATTTTTTTAACGACGCGAGTGGCGACGAGTCTTCTTCCCCGTCGCAGGTCCCTTCTTGTAGGACGCCTTCGCTGTCTTCAGCACGTGGGAGAACCACTTCTTGCCCATGGACTTCTTCTTGCCCGCCTCCGAACGCATCGTCTTCTTCACGTGAGCTAACCAAGCACTCGCCATTTTTATGTTCTATAACTGAGATTTTATCTGGTTCAGGCGTGTAAGAAGGAACCTTCACCTCCTGAATTTCGATTACAGCCCGAACTTCTGCGCTTGTTATAACTGGAGTCGGTGCAACTTTTGTGAATTTTCTTGTCCAGATAAACGACATTTATTATACTGTGATATTGTAGATTGGGCTAATTTGTTGCATAGGTTGGAACGAAACGTTCGGATCTGGTAGCGATGGTTTTTTGTATTTTTTGGGCTTGAGTGGGCGCAATCCGTCGGGTTTGAGAACCAAGCTGTTTTCTTGGAATTCTGAAATGTAAAGTTCCATCATGCTATCGATAGAGCCATAGTTCATCATAATCCACTGGCAACCGTATGTGAATAAAATTTGAGGATTATAATTGTTTAAGTCACCTTCAATATCAGGAACAACCATCGTTATATTGTTGCGATTGAAGTTGATAAGTTCATTTGCATCGTGAGGCTGTGATGCCTGACTGTATGTCAAACGACGCAAGTGAGACGTGTCCCAGGACATATTAACAAGTTCTTCCATGAGAGTTCCTTTCATTGAACCTCCGCTCACGATGATCAACTTACTTTGCAGATTGCAAATAGGCTCAATCGCGATATTCTTTCGCTGATAGGCATATGTTTCATCCAGCATGTGAGACCGACAGGTTGTTTTCAAAATTTCAGCACACGCATTAATAACATCTGTCTTGTTTGTGTGGAATGACAAACTGAGAACAAACGGATCGCTAGAAACTGGGCTAGAAATACTGTTGAACGCATTGTTTGCAATAGAAACACAGCAGGATTCAAATGAAACACTATTACTCGCGTAGTCAACCCCCAATTTTTCATTCTTCAACCCGACAACAGGCTTTCCTGCTTCATCTGCATAAATGTCCAGCTCAACAAGACGAGCGCCTGCTTTGATAACCAACGGCAAAACTTGATCAGAAACATAATCAAAAATTTTACTCCCCGGAAATACCGAGTATGACGAACTTGCCATATAATAATCACAAGATCTATAGGGAGTCGGACACCCAAGTGGTGCTAAACGAGTAACTTGCTGATACGATTTAAAATTGTTGGTTGCAGTGTTTATTGCATGTTTCTCTTTTGGGATAACTGCATATGCAACTCCGATTGACAATCCTACAACAACCAAAAGAATAACAATCAATATTGCCCATTGTGGAAAGCGAGGATTATTGGCTTGATCCATTATTTTCTACCAACACGAAATAACATCCCACGAAACCCTCTCACGACTGAATCTGGAATTCGCTTTTCCATTGGAAGTTGCAGAAGACAGCAAAGATGGAAGTACAAGCAATACATTCCGCATTCCGAATTTTCGTATTGATGTCTAGTTTTGTTATAGCTGAGAACCATCGGTTGTTTATGAATACCAAGAGCATCCCAGCGTTCTTTCCATCGTTTCATGAGAACTTTAATTTCTTTTTCAGGTTTTTGAGAATAAGAATCAAAATAGGTTATACGAGGATACTCAAATTCAGGACCCAAATCGCAAAAAATTGCAACCCAGTGTTCTCCTGGACCTGTGCTTACGTCCGTATTAAAAATAATTCCAATTTGAGTTATTCCTTTGTCGTACAAGCTTTTGATATCAAGAGAACAAAGTGTAGTTATTAAGCATTTTCCGGTTTGAGATTTCTTATCAAAATCAATTGGAAATGTTCCAAGAAATTGATAATTTGCAAACACTTTTTGAAACTGTTTTTCTACACCGTCAATATCATCGCCAGACAACCATTCTTCTGGATTTGTTGCCCACGCATCTGGAGCCTTTGGCTTGGAAAGCATGGATACGATAACACATTCGGAAGTTCCTGTTTTGCAATGAGCATGGAAGCGTTCCTTCAACTCATTCCAAACAGTTTGTGCATCGCCAGGTGGAATTTCTGACTCTGCCGTGTGTTCAGAATTGTACACATTCCGAAGATTTTCAATCTCTTTTTTATCAAGATACATCCTTATTTCAAAAACGGATTATGTTTAACAAGAGTTTTGTATATTAAAAAAATGGAGTCAACCGGTGAATTGCAAAAGCTCAAGAACTCTGTTCGCAGGTTTCGCGATTTGGACGATGAAGTTCGCACTATTAACAAGCGAATCTTTGAACTCCGAGAGAAGCGAAAGATTGCGGAGATGGAAATTACAGATTACCTGAAGAGTCCTTACTTTGCACAGCATACAGTTATGGAGCTTGAGGACGGATCTCGAATTAAGATCCAGCGTCCTGAAACATGGTCAAAGGGATGGAACCTTTCCAAGAAAGATCTATCGCTTCACGTTGCAAACTATTTTGCAACTAATCGTCATCCAAATGCAGAAGATTGTTTGAAGTATATTATTCAACAAGAAAAGGCTAACTCAGTATCTAATGACTTCAAGCTAACACGGTTTGTCCGAGATGAAAATATTGAGAATGAATAAGAATGGCGCTGAGCTTGCTAAAGAATCAATTACCTTCTCTTATTGAGAAGTTTGAGCCTGAAATCGAGAAGGCTTTACGAGATACTTTACGATCTGTAAAGACCTCAAATCCTTCGGAGTCAGCTCTTTTTTATCAGAATTGGAAGAAGTTGAACTCCGCAATTGAGGAAGAACTTGGATCTCCTACAGCCGAACCTGTTCCTGTTATGACAGGTGGTGAAGAACCTGTTATCCCTGAAGTGAATCCTGTTCCCGAACCATCTCCTCCGATTGTTGAGCCCACGGGACCTACTGGTCCTGTTGTACCCGAAGCTACCGGACCCACATTTTTGCAGGAAACCGGTCCCACAGGCCCCACGTCTATCATTCAAAACATAACAAACTTTTTTGCTGGATCGGGTCCCACGGGTCCCACAGGTGGAAAGAAGCATCGCAAGCGCAAGACTGCGAAGCAACATAAAAAACGGACTCACCGAGTTAAACACAGAAAGCATTAAAAAATCATGAGCAGTCCAATTTCAGCAGTATACAATCCTTACAACACAAAGAATCGCTTGTTTACCAAACACGATATTCAAGCGATCCTTTCTGACTTTACAATTCGTGATGTATCCCTTTATCAGACTGCAATGGTACATTCATCTTACGTAAAGCGATCAGAATACATAACGCCAACAGGAGAAGTAGCGCAACTAGCAGATAAACCGAATGGTTGTCTGCCTTTGTTTGATACCTCATACGAACGCCTAGAGCATTTAGGTGATTCGGTATTGGGTGTCGTCGTATCATCTTATTTGATCAAACGTTTCCCGTCTGAAAATGAGGGATTCCTAACCAACTTGAAGAAGGAACTTGTCTGCAACGAAATGCTGGGGTTTCTTTCGCAGAGGATTGGGCTGGACAAGTTTTACATCATTTCCCGACACAACGAAGATGCGTGCAGTGGACGAACTAACACAAAAAAATTAGGAGATATCCTGGAAGCCTTTATTGGTGCTCTCTGGGTTGATAGTGGATACAATTTCAAGGCTGTATCTTCCTTTATTATTGGTCTTATCGAAACGTACATCAACATTCCAAAAATCCTGATGAACAATCGCAACTACAAAGAACAACTGCAAAAGATTTATCAGGCGAAGTATCACTATACTCCGACGTACAAAACTCTTTCTTCAACACCGAATTTGTATACAATGGCGGTGGTGGACAAAGATGGAGAAATTGTTGGAACCGCAAGTGCTCCAACGAAAAAACAGGCAGAACAAATGGCTGCAAAAGAAGCTCTAAAGCAAATTTAAATTGCCATAGTTTTTTTATCGCGAGGAAGTCTGCGAACCAGAAGCTCACGAGCAGTTCCACCAGCGCTCATATCTTCGGCTCCCTCCGAAATTCCCTCAATAGCGCGCAGGGCTTCAGCAACACGATGAGGCTGGTCTGCAAACTGCAGAAGAAGCTGTGTACGAATTGTTTCACGACGAAGAGGAGGTTTGGACATCCTGACAGTACGACTGATCGTTCCCACACCATTTCCCTCCAGCGCAAAATTGTCAACTTCGTTGTCCTTCATAAATCCAAGAATTTCAGAAGAAATACGAGACTTCTGTTCACGAATTGTTTTAATTTGTGCACGCAGTTGGCGCTCTTGGTCGTCGAGACCAATCCAGGTCTTCAAACTTTCGCGGACTTGTTCCGTCTTGTCTTCCGCCATTTGTTGTACTTATGTTTCTGTGTTGAAAACCGTTTGCCGCCCTGAGGCTGTGATACCAAGCGCTGAGCATCTTGTAATTTTTCATTGCGCTTTTCTTGGATATAGGATCCCACATAAGGAATCATCAAAGGCAAATCACTCCCGCTATCTACTGCAGTTTTTAGCATAGATTCTGTTTGTTTTAATGCATTTGCTGCGGGATCTCCTGCAACTGGAACAACTGCCAACATCGTTGCAGCCAGCTGACCAAGATCACCTTCTGCAGTTGCAAGCAATCCACTGGGGGCACTCATCAGAGCTATGATTGGTGCAGCAATTGTTGCTCCGATAGGTCCGCCGATTCCTTCTCCAACAGCGGCTACGTTGTTTGCAGCAATTGATGTTCCAGAATGAACAACATTCGATGCAAGTTTCAGAACGGGAACCCAATTTTTGATATTTTCCGTTGGATTCTTCAAAAATGTTGAATGAAGATTTACAACGGGGTTTTCAATAAAATCGGGAGTTACAGTTCCAAGCAAATCTTTGATAACGCGATCCGTAAATGGAAAATTTCCACGGGAGTTTCCTCCTTTGTGTCTCAAACTTTGAAAGACTTTCTTTGCAGTTTTTGCATCAAAAATCGGCTTTGTTTTTTCTGCGTCGAGGAATACCGAGTTTTGAATTTCTTCTGCTGACCGAAATCGGTGCTTTCGTAAAAAAGCAAGAAGACTCAAAACTTTTACAGTATTCTTTGCAACATAATCCTTTTTGAGCTCTTTTTTCAATCCTATATACGCGTCTCGTTCATCTTTTGATAACGGTGAATCGTAGACCCACTCCATTATTTGTCACTCTTAAATTAATAATTTATTACAGTCAATTAAAACTTCCACTTCTTATCACACTCCAAACATGTCACGAATGTCGTCATAGGCTCATCCGCAGAACGAGTCTGCATTTGATAGTATGTGCATTTAGATTTCTTCTTGCAGCCAGAACACCAAATAACGATAGACGCCATATCTGACTTGGAATAAAGCTTCTTTTCTGTTTCAATAATTTTCTCAATCATGGATTTCCAGCGCTGTGGACACATATCCATCGCTGACATCTCCACAAATTTATCGCACGACATCTTTTTTGATTTCAAATTTTCAAGCCAATTTTCATTATTTTGAACATAACTGTCTTTTCCACGAAGGTTCTCGTACAGAGAAACAGCCTTGTTTCTATACAAATTCCAGAATGTTTTATTGCTCCAATCCTTATCAATTTCTTCTTTTGTTGCCGTATCGCTTACAACACGAAGAAGTGCTAACTCAAATTCTACCGCCAATTCTTCGCTTTCTAGCAGTTCGGTAAAGTTTTCAACCACCTTTGATCGGATCGCACACGGAACGTAGATGTCGTTTGACTTTACAGTCGTATGCTTTGCAACATGTACGGGTTTGACATGCTGAACAACTTCTTCCTCTTCCACATCCTCAACTTCAATTTCTTCATCTTCCGCATCTTCATCAAGTTCTAGATCATCTGCAGCTTCCTCCTCTTCTTCAATGTCAAATGTCCACTCTGCATACAGCGTTTCATATTCATCAGTTGTAAGAGAAACATAAGAAGCAATAGACTTTTCATAATCATCCTGATCCTCCGATTCAGTTGCAAGAATAACAATTGGTCCTACATATGTTTCCTCATCAAACGGACTTGGAAGCATATGTTGATTCACATTTTCGTCATCAGTTGAAATACACGCAAATACACTCAACCAGCGAGTTCCCTTTGTTGGGTCCTGAATTTTTCCTTGAAATTGAATACCGCTATTTCGGTATTTCTTTCGGATCCATTCAAGAACATCTGAGGTCTTGGGAGGAATGACAAGTTCGCTCACAGAACCTGATACAGCTACAAGAATTCCTGATACCATGTTTGATGATTTAGTTCCTGCCATTATTACTTTCGTTTTCATCGAATGAAAATGGATTCTGTTTTAAATGAAGGTTGTATTAAACAATAAAAATGTCTTCAAGGTACGTACCTCCTGCAATGAGAAAGAATGAGAAGCCCGCTGTAGCTCCTCCTCCTCTTCCTCCGCCGGAAAAAAAGTTTGAAGATGAATTTCCAGCTCTTGGCAGTGCCCCGACTACCTACCGAGTATGGGGAGGAACAACTTCCTTTGCAGAAAAAGCACGTGAATGGAGTGAGAAGGCTCAGAAGGAAGCAGACGATGAAGCTACTCGTAAAAAGGTAGAGCTGGAAACTCATTCTGTTCCTACTGTGCGAGCTTTGCCAAGATTTCGTAATATCAGACGGTTTGTTGAACCCGAAGAACAACAGGAGGAGGCTACCAAGCCTACTTCTGCCGAAGATGATGAATGGACTCTTGTTGAGAAGAAGGTTCGCAAGAAGCGCAAGACGTTAACCGAAATTGCTGATGAAGATCTTGAAAAGGAGTCTGAAGAGGAAACCAGTGATACTGTTTGGAATGATGATAAAGAGCTTCATGAAACCTGCTGGGACGAACGATCTTAAACCGTTTCAGGTTTTTTTGTTAATGGGTACCAAATATAGTTATAGAAGAACAGTATGAAAAACATGAAAAATTTGTAGATATAAGACGGCAGATACTGGAAAAAGTTGAGAACATACGATCCAATGAAAAACATAGAATAACCTGCATAGATTCCAACACCCAAAGAAAGAAGACCCAGCACCCCACTTAAATAGTACATTGCTCCATTTGTTTTAACTTGTGTGGTCGTGTATTCGACTATGCGGTCGGCCAAGTTTTTTGTATTCTTTTGAGCATTCTCCTTCAGAGGAGAAGCCTCAACAGGTTTTACGGCTTTTGTGGGGGCACCTGCCTTTCGGCAACGCATATATTTTTTGTCGCCATGAGCCATCGGAGTTCCTGCAAGGTGCTCAATGTCATTAAAAAACACTTCACGAGTTCCTGTAGCCTGAATCGGTCTTGAACCAGGAGAAACAGTTCGTACAAGAAGAGCAAATGTGTTTGCATCAATGTTGATCATACTTTTGAAGACAACCCATTTGGATGGTTGGCACGGAGGAGCGACCAGCGATCCGTCGTAGACATAATGTGCTCCGTTTGGGGGAACCATCATGGAGAGATTCCAATTTTCTCCCAGGTTAACCGGAACATACTGTTGATTCGCATCTGCATATGGGATGAATGACGTAAAAAAATGGGTTGACGGAGTTTCTGCAGGATTAACACGAAATAGAGAACTTACGCATAGATACTTTCCAGTCGGGTTCGTAAAAACTGCAATGACCTCGCCGTCTGCCTGAATATTTTCAATCGTGTGATGACTAGGATGGTTCACAAGTAAAAGATTGCAAGTATATCCTTCTCCGTTGTATTTGCAACTTCCTAACCCAGCTGTATTTTGAAGAATAAGACCTTCATCCGAAATCATAACATTCGCCTGTGCAATCATTGCGTCATCAATAACAAGTTCGCATAATAAATCACAAGGTTTTGCTGAAGATTGTGATAGATTGATGGGACTTTGATCGCTCGTCGGACAAGTCCACGTAGTCGATGAGCTATAAATACTCATTTGTAAGTCTAGCACTATTTTGTATCTTGAGAAATAAGCAATATGGGAGCTACAACATCTATTCCAGCAACTACAAGTGTACCTTCACCTCCTCCTAGTGTGCCTTTTTATTCGTCATGGACATGGGGTGGTGGAATTTCAACTCTTGGAGCATTTTTATCAATTGTAATTTTTACCTTAAGCTTTGTTTTACAATCGACTGACAGCTCCACAAAAACAGGGCTTAGAGCTGCAGGTATTGCTGGTATATTAATATTTGGATTAGTGTCATTTTTTATGAGCTCCTTGGGAGCGAATACAATTTCGTATTTTAAAACATCTACTGGCTTAGGTGGAAATTCGGCGGCCGCTCTGCTTGTTATTGTTGTGTCAATTATTGCGTTTGCTCTTGTATTTATACCATCGTATAGTGGAGCTACAACAATTAGCGATCCATATCTCGGGGCATTAGTTGGTGTTATTGTTGGAGCAGTTGCTCTTGGATTTATAGGGATTTTGGCTAGATATTCAGAAAGAGCCAAGCCTGCAGAAGTAATAACTCATATTACATTAATTTTGTACCACTTTTTGCCGTATGCTCTATTTTTGTTTGGTCCGCTCGTTGATATCATAACTCAAAAATTACAATTTACGCCTGCAAGCATTGTTGGATTTTCAAGTATTTTCATCAACTGGATTGTCTCTATATTTTTCAATAAAGGAGTAACTCCAATTGTAGAAAATTATGCTTGTGAAATTCCAGGACTCGCAGCCTTTACTTCAAATTTGGTTCCTCAACCTATGATGTCCACACTGTCAGCAGTTGCATATATTGCAGCATACGTATCCAAAGTAAAATTATCAGGCGGGTTTATTTCTCCTACAATGACATTTGCAGCTAATACGAATGCAATTTGGCCTATATGGACATTTTATGGTGCACTCTATGGTCTGCATGCAGCAGTTCTTAATGCACAAAAATGTTTGACTCCAGGAAAAGCAATAGCTGGTCTTCTTGCTCCAGCTATGTATGGCGGGTTGGTTGGTCTTATTGCGTCTGAAGTTTTGGAACCCAAAGCAAGTGCGAGTGCAACTGGATCTCCTCCAATTTTGGGAAGTACAACTCCAACCGTTGGTACATGTGCAGCAGGTAGCAGCGATGGAGAATTTATTTGTGAATCTTTTGAAAATGGCAAGTTAAAAACAAAAGTTATGACTGAATAAGCTTCAAACCATTACGAATAAGACGATAGAAGTCAGCAACGTTTGATCCGGTCTTTTTCTCAGAAAGAACAACCTTGCCTTCCGAATTAACCACAACGATTACAAGAGTCGGAACAAATTGAACTCCAAACTGTTTTGCAATCCCAAGTTTATCATCATGAGTATTCACAGACACCCATGTGAACTGTGGAAACTCCTCCTTCAAATCTTCAAAAACAGGTTTGAGCGTTTTACAGGGCCCACAAGTCGGCGACCACATGTGATAAATTGTTCCGTTCATTCTTCTTTTATTACTTTAGCACCCTCTGCGATTAAATTATTAGCGGTCAGACGATATACGGCCGATCTGTGAAGTCTTTGTTTTTCAAGAGTGAACCCGTTCTTTTTAAGAGTTTTCGTCGCTACTTGTAGGAGTGCCGCATTTAGTGTATCTTCATCCAGCTTGTCCAAATGATTTCTGCACCACGCAATAAGTTTATCTTCTGCGAGTGGAGGTCCCATTAAATCAATCGGAAATCCTTCGATAGGCTTCTGAACATTTGTATGAATAATTTTTACATTTGCAGCTTCCGGATTCAGAACAGTTACCGCCATACGGTCAACAACCTCGTTATGTTTGCTGAGCTCATCTTCTCCTCCCGTGTGTGCTGGAACATACGTCAAAACATACGACTTAAACTTGGGAAACAGTTTTGTAGTTTCCTCAATTAAGTCTCTATTTTTTACATCTGAACTTGCAGATCCCTTATACCCAGACGTTTTCCAATTTCGTTCGATGAATCCGGGAAGCCAGACGGTCAAACAATTTTTTGCATACATAGAATCGGTATAAACTTGAAGTTCTACTTCATTTGCAGGAAAGTTCCCTTGGATACACTTAACGGCTTCATAAATCGCAAGAAGTTCTCCGCGATTGTTTGTTTGCAATTGAGTATTTGGAACAAAGTCTGCCTTGGAAAGCTCTTTATGCTCGGGTAGCCAAAATGCATAAGAAGCTCTTGCTGTTTCCTGACCATTCTTTGAACAAGCGCCATCTGTAAAGACACGAATCTTCATTTTTTGATGCTTATACCCACGTTTGTGAAAAATTCATTTTCAACTAACGCCTCTGACTATAGAGGATCGCACCTCCGATCGCTAACGTAATCCATCCACCCGGGCAGCGTCCGCCAGTCATAGCAAGACGATAAATGGCCATCGCAATCAGAATGTAGGCGAGAATAACAATAATTTGCATTTATGTAGATGCAACAATTTTTGGAGAATGCACGTGAGCAGGCAATTGTTTTACAACACAGCGACTCACAATTGCGGGCTGTATAGTTGATGGATCCTCAATGTGAAACCAAACGCGACACTTGAAGGAGCGCTGTTCCAGAGAACGTCTCAGCATTTGCTGACACGAGTAGGTCAGGAACTCGGAATGCAAAATGAGAAGAACCCGAAACCGAGTTGTTTGCGAATTGGGGACGCGCACAATCCAATTTTCGAACCAAGGTGAAAATGTGTCTACCGAATTCATTTCTGCTGCATCCACCAAATCAAACTCGCACGTTGTTCCGTGTTTTTCTTTATAGAAACTCCAAAGCTTTAAAGTTTCTATATCGTTGAGAGGTTCAAAAAACAAGTAATGAGGCGGCGGATACTGCATTATTCTAATACTTTACTCATCTTTAGATGCCAGGATCTTCTTGATAGGGATATCGGCCGAAACAATGTAAAGGCTGTTTTCGGTTGCGATGATATAACAGTTATCGCACTTAAAAACGTTCTCAATCGAGGACGTATATTCGGTATCGGACTTCACAAGATACTTGGTAGACTCCTGAACTCCAATACAGCACTTCTTCTCAACGCTGTCAGTATAGTAATCAAGGTAAATAGGCTTATCTTGATCAATTGCAACTTGTGCTGCGCGCAGAAGTACACTCGCAGAAGGAACCGCCATTTGTCTATCCTTAGTCTTTCTTATTCAGTTCCTTAAACGCGTCCTCCAATTTGAACTTGGAACGCATATTTAGACTTGGCAATTCTGCCTTCGGAACTGCAAGAATTTCTTGTACAGCCGTTTTCATTTGATCTTTGAGAACACCCTTCACCTTTTTGGATGTTTCAAAGATAAACTCCACAAATTGAGTTGTATTCTCGGTGGTCTGTTCTGTAGACTTCTGCCGAGCAACTTCATTTAGTTCACGAACAACTTGTTCAAGAGCGTGCTTGACAATATCTTCTGAGATGAGGTTCTTCGCGAACAACTCCATCATAAATTTTGCATACCCACGTCGCTTCTCCTTCTGCTTCATCCAGAGAATAACCTTGTCTTCAAACTTTTCGTCTCCCGAATCAGGGAATGTAACAGTTTCCGTCATGTCATACAATTTTGGAAACATTTCAACTTGACTTTGAAGATCTTCGGAAACTCCCGGAATGACTTCGTTGATACGAGCTGCACACTCGGCCATGACGGCAGAGAATGACGGCTGCGTAATTGCCTTGTCAAACAGAAGAGCAGAAACACGAAGACGAAATTGTTCATCACGCTTTTGCATGAATATGATTGCATCTCCAGAAAGCTTTTCTAGGTTTCCGGGACTGATCTTGTTGAAGATACCGAAGATCTCCGAATATTCAGGATCTTCGCGCTCGCGAACTTTGCGAACAATATCCACCAGAGCAGCCTGTCGCCAGTTTTCAGATTGGACAGCTGCAGATGGACGACTTCTATACGTGTGTCGCACAAAGGTTCGTACCGGTCGGTACGGAACAGGTGTAATTCTTAGTCTTGCAATATTATCCTGAACGATTTGAGGAAGTGGAAGCTTCGGCCCAAACCTCACAGAATACATAGCGTCAATTGTAAGGGTTGCCATTTATATGTTATCAATATCCTGTGTGAAAAACGAATCCGTTTCACATTTACGCAAATGATGGTATAAAATACAAAATGGGATCAAAAATAGAGACCACAAAATTCACCTATTCTTGGATTCTGTGGTATCATGATCCGGAAAACAAGGATTGGTCTCTGGAATCTTATGTAAAGATTGCAGACATCAGCACTCCTCAGCAATTCTGGACCGTGATAGACAGTATTTCTAAGGAAGCTTGGGAATCAGGCATGTTCTTCTTTATGCGCCGAGGATTTCGCCCCAAGTGGGATTCTCCGGAGAATGAAGCAGGTGGCGCCTGGTCAAAGAAGATTGATTCAACGGATATTTATACGGTCTTTGTAGATATGATGGTTCATTGTGTGTCAAGTGAGCTGATGAGCTCTCGCAAAGAGACTCTCGTCGGCATTACTCTCTCACCAAAAGGCCCCTCTTCTATTATCAAGATTTGGAACACGACAACAACTGTATCTGACAATTCGTATCTCAATCCGAAGATGCACAATTTCAAAGTTGGAGACGATGTTACGTATACGGCTCACAAATCAAGGCCTATCTAAGTACAATGAAAATAACTATAAACATTGACAAAACTTTTATTATTGAAACTCTTGAAAAATTAACAAGAACGTCAATAACATTTTTTTACAAATGGTTAACAACTGAAGGAGAAGCGCTAGGCTACATTTTAGGATCTATTCACTTTATGACAGGCATTTTTATATTTCTATTAATTGTTATAAGCCACACACTATATCCCAATTTTTATTTTCAATTATTTGCATTTATGCTGTTGCTGGCTGTATGGATACAACACATTTTTCTTAAAGTTTGTGTTATAATTGTAGCCGAAAAACGTTTAACAAATAACATTTCTCCATTCCACGCGTTGTTAAAAGATATATTCGGAATTGAATCGGATGTGTTTGGAAACTATTTGATGGTGGTTGAAACAACTGCTCTCTGCTTTTTTGCGCTTGAGCTTATTTCAAGATGTTCAGCATATTTTCAAAAATATGGCGGAAATTATATCTATAATTTTTTGAATTTTTAGATACAGATGAAGACCCATCCAAAAAATAAAAAAATCTTTGAAAAGAAAAAGCCACGTTTTCTTTTCACAGATCGCTGGAATTCATTTTGGCATATTATTATTGGAGTATTTGCAGTAAAAATTTCAAGTCTTGTACCCATGTTTATACTGTACCAACTTGCAGATCCATCTGAAATAAATGTTTTTATTGATATTTTAGAGTTCACGTATGGGTATATGGCTGGAATACTATTTTGCTGTATTAACTAGAACAAGGCATCAGGCAAAGCTTGATATCGCCCAAGTTTGCAACGACATACCGGATCATGAGGAACCAGTCGTTCTTCATGTGAATTTCCAAGTTATTGCAAAGATTGGTACACTTGGTGAACAGCACAAGATGGGGGAGTGAAAAGTTGCCGGTCACAATTTCGTTGTTTGCCTTCTTCTGGATGCTGAACTCATTTTCGGAATCTCCCATAACGGTTGTCCGTGATGCGAAATGTCCCTTGCAGGAGAATGTCAGTGATGAGCTCACATTCTTAATTTCAACCGTCTTTGCTCCAAGCAGAGTCATATCGCGACAGATCTTCTGAAAGTCCAGCGAAGGCATCGTAATATGAGTAGAAAACTCGCTGTCGGGAAGCTGGATGTTCGGCTCGTCGCGATCAAGGAGGTTCAGCTTATAGCGTGTGACCTGCTTCTTTTCGCCATCCTCCAGAAGGATCCCCAGAGTGTTCGGATCTGACTCCTCAATATAGAAAGTTATGGTATCATCGTTGGTCGCAGTACGAACGATACGATAGAGGTGGTCAGTGTTCAGGCCAATGATAAATTGGGGAGCCGAATGTCTGTACGAATACTTTTCAAACTTGTCAGCGTACAGGCGAAGATGCACAAGAACGGTCTTGGAATTATCCATGGCGACCATGCGAATCCCGTCTTTGTCAAAAAGAAGGCTCATCTCAACAAGGATACATTTCAGAGCTTCTTTCAGAGTGCGAATAGCACCTGTTTGAACAGTCTTGGCTTCAACAATGAACTCCGGCATTTTATGAAAAAAACGCAGCGCGTTTAAACTTTATCCACAAAGGGATCGCATTTCTGCATAACTCATCTTGCCCTCCGCAAATCGCTTCATGGCATCGGCCTGACCTTCAAATCCAGGAACTCCGCGAGAAGCTTCTGCAATAGTTAGAGGGTTTACAACTCCACTGTTGTTGGTAAATGCCTTGTTCAGCACATAGACAGCATTACCCACGGCATTCGCCAGGTTTCTCTGCTTCTCCTCATCTTCTTCCTTTCGGCGCTGTTCGCGAGCATTAAACTGGAATAGCTCCCAGCCGTGCTTTGCGATGTATTCCATCTGTCGCATTGTCCATGCGTGAGATGATCCACTGTGCCCGCCATACTTCATCGCTTCATTAATGCGAGTCAAATTCGGGTGGCTACTAAACATGAACCCCTTTCCTTCTTCGGGAGTATAATCGCGCAACCAATCCCAGAGTCCACACTGCGTAATCGCAGTGTCTGCATCCTTCAGCATTTCAGCGTCGTTCTCCTCGAAGAGATCAGAATAAGTGTGAGACATTTTGTTGGAATTGCCAATTTTCTGTTTTATTAAATCCATTTTAAGCAGTGCTGTGGCGATTCTTCATGGTCGTGTGGCGCTTAGCAGAAACGATACGTCCGCGATTGTTTCGTACTAAATCTTCTTTGCGAAGACCACCCTTTGTACGCTCTGCAGTCCCATTCCAAACCTTGCGGCGAGAACCATATTTATCTACGCGACGCGTCTTTCCACCTTTCTTTTCAATTTCTGGAACTTTCGCCGTTTGCTCCTGCTCAGTTTCCTGTTCGGAATCCGAAGATTCGCTTACGCCAAAAATCGAGAGTAAGCCTTTCGGTTTGGAAGGTTCTTTCTTTGAATTCATTTATCTTAGAGACCATATTCTCTCTCGTCACTTCCGACCACGAAGAAACGATCCACACGGGAAGCCCTTCAAACAGTGGATCCAATCCAGATGTTTTCACAATTGGTATACATCCCAAGCAGAGAGCTTCCCAAGTACGATGACAATCAAGTCCATTTCCCTGTGGAGAAAGAACAAATGCATGCTTGATCATGTTATCCCAGCAAATTGCACGAATGCATTTTGTAGGTTCGTAGTATACCAAATCTTTGGAAACAGTATTCAAACAATCTGTGCGATCAATTTTTCCATATCGGGTTGTCATCAAAAATTGAAAATTTGCATATGCTTTTACTTGACGTTCCCAAAAAGGTTTGGACATTAATTGAAACTGCAGAAGAGACTGTTCCTGAATGGTTGGATCAACTTTTATTCCCCACGAATGTCTTTCAGGCTGAGACCATGCAAATACCTGTTTGCGAGTAGGTGCAAGAGTGTGGTAATCAAGACCAATTGGAATACGAGTTAAAGATGGATGATCTATAACACAATTTTGTGCAAACCAGTGTGTCAGCAGAGGATGATTGATTAATCTTGCAAATTCATACCGTACATCATCCGGAATTGTCCAATCAGAATTATTCGTAATCAAAATGAATGGTCTTGTTAACGTTGGTAAAACCTTTCTTACAAAGTTTCCCAAAGCTTGAGGACATACATGAAGAATAGAATTATCTTCTTGTATATTGCTGTACAAATCCGGGTTTAGTCCATCAAAATCTGGAATTGGAATCGGAGACTTTCTATCACACGACAATAACAATCCCCGAGATCCAACATACTTACAATTAATTGCGGACATCATTTATGTTTATAAAATCCAAACGGTTTAATAGATTTTTCGAACGATCTTTTATATATCTTGCAGGAATACCTGCGTATATGGTCCAGGGAGGTAATGATTCTTTAACAAATGAATTTGAGCCTACAGCAACTCCTTCCGAAATGATGACTCCCGGCAGAATAACAGAATTACAACCGATAACACAATGTTTTTCAATAACAACTTTACGGTTGTCAACATTCCTGCATTCGTATGGAACAGTCGGACCAACCAAGCTTTCTCCGCTGTAATCATCGTTCATTGTGTACAACTTAACGCCTCCCGAAATATTTGAAAAGGAATCGATAAAAAGTCCAGCTCCTCCGTAGAGATATGCTCCGGCAGAGATGTGTACGTAATCACGAATTACAAACGTACTTGAAGATGCAGAAAGAATACAAAAGTCATCTATGCGAACGTTGTTTCCCAATTCAATTGAAGAAGGATTATAAATTCTTGCATACCGACTAATTTTTACGTTCTTCCCATAAGACTTGAGACCTAACGTAGATAATTCTTCTTCTGAATAGAAACTCATTTTATTATTTCAATGATTTTATCAATATCAAAATAACTCATATCGATTGTACACGGAATGCAGAGTATATCCGAATAAAATTTGTTTGAAACAGGAGAATCAATCAGAGGAACATAATACTTTCTTGCATAAATGCCGTTCTCCAGAAGCATTTTTAGTTTTGTTTCTGAATCAGTTGTCAGCACACAAAAACAAGATAAAAAAGGAGTTTCACTTGAAAAGTTCGGAAAGAATTGTATATCCAATTTTGATTTGAAATATTCAAATAATACTTTGTGCTTTTCCACAATTGAACAAAACTTTGAAAAATACTGCAGTATAAATGCTGCCTGAATATCTGACATTTTATAGTTAGAACCAAACCTACTCCAAATTGGAACAGACACCTTTTCAAACCCAAAGTTGATAACTCGTCTTACATGTGGTTCATATTGTTTATCTATAATTATACAACCTCCTTCTCCGAAACCAACTGGTTTTGTGTGGTGAAAGCTGACAATAGACGCATTTCCAAAATTGCACGAATTAGTACCCCTATATTTTGTGAATGCCGTGGCTGCATTATCAAAAATAAGATACTTATTATGCTCGGATGCCCAATTTGTGTACTTCTGTATATCTACAACATTTCCAAATATGTTTGTCACAATAATTCCAGAACATTCTCCAACCAAATCCAAATTTAGTCCACCGTCTGGATCTATGTCAACTATATCAACTGTTTTCAAATACCCCTGTACGGATGCAGGAAATGTAAACGATTGACTTACAAATTTGAGTTCTTTTCCCTCACACAATTCAAACGCCGCAACGACTGCGTACAATGCATGTGTTCCATTTGAAACACAAATAACACTTTTTGAGCTATCAATTTCTAGAAGACTGCGAACTGTGTCTTCCAGCTTTTTCACAACAGGTCCGCCGTTTGTAAATTGGTTTGTTTTTTCAGATTCTTCCAGAAGTGTTTTCACTTGCTCGTAATCAATACTCTTTTTAGGAACCCAAGAAACCATTGTAAAAACTAGACTTAAAAATACTCCAGTTTTTACAAATGAAAATCGTTGACTGTTTTATTTTTTACAATGAAATCAAACTTCTGCAATTTCGCATGAAGTATTTGTATGAGTACGTTGATCATTTTGTACTTGTTGAAAGTGCTTTAACTCATTCGGGTAATCCTAAACCATTCTATTTTGAAGAAAACAAGCAATTATTTCAACCTTACTTGGATAAGATAGTACATATAAAAGTTTATGACGACATTCCAAAACCATTTAAACTTTCATTTATTAGACCTGCTACGCCTTCTACTTTTTGGCAGTGTTTTGATCGAGGAAATTTTCAAAGAAACTGCATAGACAGAGGGATTCAGCAGCTAAACTTGGCAGACGATGATATTATTGTGTCGGGCGATGCAGATGAGTTTGTAGATAGAAATTTATTGGTTAAATTGAGATTAACTGGATTGGACAGAATATATGGATTAAATCAAGATTTGTACTACTACAATATAACGTGCAAACACAAAAATAAGTGGAACCTTGCAAGATGCATTCCTTATCATGTATACAAGGTGTTCAAAAACTTAGCTACCATACGAGGATCTTCAGATAAACCGCCTAATCTTGATAACGGAGGTTGGCATTTTTCTTATTTTGGAAACATTGACTTTATCATTGATAAAATTAAACAATCTGCAGACCAAACGTTCAACAAAGATATATTTCTAAATAGAGATCTACTTCGTCAAAGGATTGAGGCGGGAGAAGATTTATTTGGAAGAACGCTGGAAGAAATTCAAATTATACCCGTAGATAAAAATGATTATCTGCCAGAAGGATACGAATTTCTCAGTGAAGTGACCAAATAAACTTTTTCTTGGGTTTTGGAGCATCCAACCATGTAGAACCTCGTTCAATCTTGTGAACGTTCGGAGGTTCTGCCCAGTATACATTCATGTTTAATTTTTTGAATAAATAATTATACATGTGATCACTTCCCTCATGAAATGGCAAAAAATTATCATACAACTTTGTAGCTGCAGACAGTGTCAAAAATATAAAATGAGCGCCCTTTGATGCGTTATTATTGTTATCCTGCTTATAAACCAAATTAGAAGGAATTATTTCTCCAGAATGTTTTAACCCAAAATAATCACTGTCAAACAAGCAATCCCACTCCGGAGGTAGATCTTCCAAATATCGAGAAAGTGCGTATGGAACATTTCCTCGAAATTCTATATTATCCTCCATAATAACTGCAAACGGGTATTGATTTTGTACAATATCCTGCAATATCAGATAATGTTTATACGTACACGCTTGATGTCCTTTCGGTAAATCGGGCTTTGTGCAAATTCCAACTGGAAGTGGATCTGATTTATTGGGATACAAAATCCACTGAACATCCTCTTTGGATATTCCAAATTTATTGAATTGATCAATCATGAACGGTTTGCGAGATGGATCAATTCCATGAATTAGATAATAATGAATCATCTTATAATCCCTTAAAATAGTTAATAATTTGAATATATAAATAGTTTTCAATTAACAGAGATACTCCACACGGGGGTCTCATAATTTTGTTGTTTATATCGCTGTAGCATTCAATTTGTTGACACATGATAGGAACCATAGCTATCCAATTATCGCGCAGCTGTAGCTTTATCCAGTATACATCAACGTTATAAATGTGTTTGTAAAGAGGATGCAGCGTAGCTTTTAGCCAGGGAACCTTTTCTTTACGCAACGTTTCTTCTTTCAGTGAAAGACTTTCTTTCATATTTTGGATAAGTGTGTCGTAATAATGGTTTTGTACAATGTATGCATTGGTATAAATAGCAGAGCTGATTTTTGGAGGAGTTGTCAACAAATAATAACCGGTTAGCATGCAGACATCCCACTTAGTAGAAGACAGCAGTTCTTCCAACTTTGGATAATTATCTTCAAAATTTACCCACTCCAAATCATCTTCTGTTATGAGAACAGATTTCCAATTATTTGCCTTTGCAAGCTCCAACGCTGCAATATGACTTTTTGCGCACCCAATCATTCCGTTGTGAGGAGTATAAGCCGCAGGAATTCGTTGAACCTTTTCACCTGGAATTCCGGCTGTTTTAAAAAAATTGAGCATCGCTTCTTTTCTATCTGTTCGATGATCAAGATTGATATAACACGCTTTATCTATGAACTCCCACATTTACTTTTTATAAACATTTTGAAACCCACGAACTAACTCGTGAAACTCGTTTGCTTTTAAATTTTCACGTATTTTTGCATAATTGCATTTATTTGGAAAATCGGCTTCAAAAATAACAGTATGCAACTGTTGAAACAAAAAAGGGTTCTCATCAAAAAATGTTTCTAAAAATCCTTCACAATCCGCAACAAGTGTATCAAACTTTAGGCTATACATTGTTTCAAGCTCTTCAACTGTCGCTGATGGAATTGTAGACGTTTCAGCCGGAACTGACGTTGCTGCATATCCAAATGGCAAAAGAGCTCTGGGTGTTCTGGACACAAACCCTTTAAAAATATTTACAGAGCAATCGTTTGCCTTTACATTTGTTTCAAGTGCATTCCAAACAGTTGAATCTGGTTCTACTGAAACTTGATTTACTTTGCTGTTGAGCTTATTGTTTATAATTATAGATACGCTTCCGTATCTTGCTCCTAACTCAAGTACAGTAGCTGAAGAATCTACAAAATTGTAAGATAATGTTTGTTCGGGATACTCAACTTTTGAGGAATCAATTTTTTTACCATTTTCATCATACAAATTTATGTTTGGAGGTTGTTCAAAGTTATTAGTATTTATCTCGCTTCCAGTTGAATCGTAAAAACGCAAATCGTTTGTCCATGAAAAATCATTCTGTATTTCGGGTTGTCTTTTTTTATTCCAAATAAATGGCATTCTTATTTGTTTATTCACAAATGAAGTCAGGGTTCTGAACTCATTTGTGGGGTTTCCCCCTGTTTTTGTTTTTTATTTATTTCCACTCCACCACGATCACAATTTCAAACCTAACTCGCTTAGTTGGAGTACGCAAGGCCACCCATGCCGCTCATGACTCGGAGAACGTTGTAGTTGAGGGCATACACGCGGACCTGAGCAGTGCGGGCACCCGTCACCGTGTTGAGGGACACAGTGAGCTGGAGAGTCGCCTTGTCGATACGGGAGAAGTTGCAAGTGCCAGAAGGCTGGTGCTCCTCGGGGCGGAGAGCAAAGCTGTACACGTTGATACCCGTGGAAGGAGTGCGGCTGTGGTGCTGGTAAGGCTGGACACGGTCGAAGTAGGAGCCCTCACGCTCAGTGAAGCGGTCCTGGCCGTTGAGCTGCACCTTGGCAACCTCAACGGGGTTCTTGCCTTCGCAGCGAACGCCGGAGTCGAGGATAACCTTCGCGAGGAGGTAGTTGACACCCGTCTCGAACTCGCCGGTGGCGGCAAGGTCATAGGTATCCGCACCAACAATGGAGGAGAGGTTGGCGGCACCTGCACCGAGGATTGCAGTTGCAGAGTTACCAACAACCGAGCCCTGAGCAATTGCACCAGCGTTAGGGCCACCAGTAGAGCCCTGGGAGAGGAGAGACATGATGAGACCTTCAGTGGAGAAGTCATCGGAGTAGTTGAAGGGCTGGGGGCCACCGACAGACGCAATCCAGGTAGGGTTGGAGCAGTCCACGAAGGAATCGCGCTGCACGACCCACTGGAGTTCCTTGACGGGGTGGTTGAAGTTCAGCTGGATCTTGTTGGAGGAGGAAGTGATGGACTCCGCACCAGTGAACTGAACCTGCTCGATGAGGTACTCGTGGCTCTGCTGGGCAAAGCGGCGGCGCTCCTCAGTGTCGAGGTACACGTAGTCAACATAGAGGGAAGCGGCCGCAAGGGACTGGGCGGGCGCAGCGGTGGGGTTACCAGGGGCAACCTCAAAGTACTGGCAGTTCTGCCAAGTTTCGAAGTCGACGTTGATGCGAACCTCGTGGTACTGGAGGGCGATGAGGGGGATCGCAAGACCGGGGTTGCGGCAGAACCAGAACTGGAGGGGGATGTAGAGGGTCTTGGCCGGGGTACCACGGCGGGGGACGCAGGAGATGGTGGTCTCAGAAGAAGAGCAGGTGGCATCGAGAGCGATACCGTTGCCGCGCTTGAGGAGCACGAGGTCGTGGGTGTTGCCGACGAGGGAGTCGAGCGCCGCGACGTTGCCCGCTTCCGTGGAGAGCTGGGTCCAGATCTGCATCCAGTCACCATACTGGCGATCAATGCGCTGGCCGCCGATTTCGAGCTCAACCTGCTTGAGGAGGCGGTGGCCGATGTAGTTGAGCCAGCGGAAGCCCTGCTGCGCGCTGGTGATGTTGAAGGTACCGGTAGAACCAGAGGTGAGGTCAACCTGGGGGAGCACAACCTGAACGTAGGTCTTGTACATCAGATCCGCATTGCGGTTGATGACGGCAACGACACGCTTGTTGAAGTCGGCCTGGCCGTTGAAGGTAACTTCAATGGACTCCACGGCAAAGTTAGTGTGGCGCTTGTAGAGGATCTTGAAAAACGTGATCTGGGGGTTGCCAGAGATATAAATATCCTGAGCACCATAAGAAACAAGTTGCATTAAACCCGAGAATCCACAAAAGCTACAAATATAGCTAATGCCTTCAAGCTCTCCACATACACTGAGTGACAGCAATGTATGTTTCCTCTTGAAGATCTCCTTTCGGAGCGGACGGACTGTATCTTAAGCTTTCGCCCACCACCATTCAGTCTCTGAACTGCATCCATCGCATACGGAACTATATGCTTTAGGACTTGGCTGCGGATGATCCCTATTTACAACGTTTTTACCATGCCCACAAATTTCTCTGTGGTTCCGTACACTCTTTTTCAAGGTGTAGGTGGTAGTTGTAACTTGACAGGACTTTCCCGCAATTTGATGATGTTGCCCTATATGTCACTGGACTAGCGCTGATATTAACAGCACTCTTGGCAGCAGTTGTAATGCTATTTACCGCCCATTTTCTGTTATGTTCTATTGCAAGAAAAAATATTTACTGAAAGCCCCCGCGACCGCGTTGATTTGTCAAGTTTATTTCGTTCAAATATTTATCTCGTTTTTTGATTGCATCTTCAAGATTCATACTCCATTCTTGCTTTTTATAATTGCCTCTATTGATTCTAATCATATATCCTATTTTATATTTTGTTATATATAGTTCACCTGTTGTTTTATTCGTTGACCATGGTTTAAAATTTCTAGATAAACAATTTTCTGCACTTGTTACGTATCGTAAATTATTTATATTATTATTTAATTTATTGTGATCAATATGATCCACTTGTAAAACTTTCCATTCTAAAGGTTTATCTTCTATAAAATGTTCAGCAACTAGTCTATGAACTCTAAACCAATATTTTTTGCGGTCTTTTTCTTTTCTAAGACCAATTTGCTGATACCCGTATTTATCAATTTTTGAAGTAAGCACGTGTAAAGTATGCTTATTACGAACTTCTCCAAGTTCGCTAATTTCATATCTTCCGTCTACATCGTTAATTTCTTTCCACATGGTATGTTCTCATAATATTATAACAATTAAAAATCCATTTCCTCTATCAAATGAACGTCTGGCTCATCCCGACCGCGAACCCCATTTGGAACACTCTCATTCGTTCTATCGTCATGATTGTAATTCTCATTTTTGGATTCGGAGTCTCTTTCTATAATGCTTATTGGGTTGCCATCGTCCACGATGCTATCAGTCTTATTTTGATTCGTCCACTTGTTTAGGCATACTGCTGAGTATACTCGCGTGCGATGCGATCAAATTGTGCACGATCGCGAACATACATTTCTGCAATTTCAGGAACAAGTGGATCTTTCGGGTTTGGATCCGTCAGCAGTGAGCTAATGGAAAGAAGTACCTTTCCGATTGTCAAAGACGGAACCCAAGCATCCTTCAGGATATCCAAACAAATTCCACCGGCCGAATTGACATTCGGATGATAAACCTTCGTTAGGAAAACTACATTCGGAGGCCTAAAAGGATATTGAATAGGAAACGTGATTTCAAGCTGGAAAAGACCCCCTTCATAGGGGCTCTTTTCAGGCCCAATAATTGTTCCACGCCACAAAAGCAGATTTTCCGGGTTGACCGGTCCAGCAGTACAGTTGTCCAGCGGACTCTTCTGCATGTCTTCCATCTCTTTTGCGATACGCTTTGTCGCTGACATTTTTTTGAAATCAAACCGGAAATACTAGAAACAATTCGTTTTTGATAAAGTTGTTTTTCTAGTGAGATTCGCCAGTTGAACCAAACCCGCCACAGCCACGATTGTCCGGAGCAGAAGGAAGGTCCTCTTCACGATCTACAATTTGGATAGTTTTCCAGGGCATCCAATTGTGCTGTACAATTTGAAAAAGTCGGCGTCCTTCTTCGACAGGATAAGAAACTCCTCCCGCCATACTGTCAACTCTTGCAATAAGCTCACCGCGGTATCCCATATCTGCAAGTCCTACCTGATTGGACATACGAAGAGGAGTCAAAGAAGTGGAAGATCGAGCAAGAAGAAGGTATGGAGCCGGTGCTCCCGTTTCTGTTAGAGCTCCACACTTAATTCCGAGTTTCATTTCAACACCAAACAGCGATTTATCAAATGGAAGGGTCATTGCAGGACACAGGATGTCAAAGCCGGAATCAGTCCAGCGACGATTCGCTAGGTGATCACGAAATTTTTGACGAAGAGATTCGTCCATAACATATACGTAAAGGCTCATTTTATGTTTGTTATGCGTCCATTATGAAAATCTTTACAGGTTTGAAAAGTATGACCGCAGATATACCCGCAAGTACTTGGGCTAAAACATTGTATACCGATTCTTCGAGAGTCATTTTTCCGAGCAGATATCCGGTAACTGGAATAAATGGAGTAAAATATCCAGTGCTAATTCCTTTAGTTATGCTGAACACAGCAAAAAAGACAACTCCCATAACAAGAGGATCTGCATCTGAAACCAGTTTTGAAACAAGGACAACAAGTGTCCCCATATATTCAACAATATATTGTCTCATTATTGGATATCAGTCAAATGTTTTAGGCAAACAGACTCATACTTTTCAGACCCCCCAACATCAACGATCATTTGAATATCTCCAGAACAAATCTTCTTGGTAAACGGAGCTAAGGTTCCATCACCACACTGTTTGCAGAGAGCACAAAGTTTGGTAACATTTGTTGCCCAGGGAATGCATTCAAAGATTTCTCCAAATGGCTCTTGTCCTGCAGTTCCGTCCAAACCTACAATAAGGATGTTTTTCCTGGAAATCCTGAGAATATATTCTACAAAGTTTCGAACTCCCTTAAAGAACTGTGTTTCTTCAAGGACAATACAGTTTGCAGTTAGGATACCCGGAACAAATGGATCCAGCAGTTCGTCTACAGGCCACACCATACAGGGGGTTTGTTCTTTGTTGTGAGTAACAAGTACTTGCTCGATTGAATAACGTTTGTCAATGTTAGGTTTTATAACGATAACATTTCTTCCAATTGCACGTTGACGACGAATGTACGAAAGTGCGTAGCTCGACTTTCCCGAAAACATTGGGCCAACAACAATTTCAAGAGACATTTTGGTTAATTTCTAATTTATACACGAGTATCCGTTTTAAAATAAATGGTTGATTCCGATTCAATTCTCGCAGGTTTCACTGCAGCCGTGTTCGCATTTGTTGGATTGAATGTAGTCGTGTGTTGTCTTCGGAGAAGACGAGCTGCTCCTAAAATGAAACACTCTTCTTCCACTGAAGAGTTGACAAAGATGGAGAACGATCCGCAACTTGTTTAGCAACGAGTTTAAAGTATAAATAACTTCAAATACTAAATGAAAGTATGGTTTCAAAATGATAATAATACAGAAATAATACTTCCCGAACATCCAAAATCACACACATTTGCAACACGAGATTCGCATGAAGTTATGTTCAGACGAATCTCGACATGGCTTATCAACAATAAGTTCATAACTCGAAACATTATCGATACAGGCGCTTGGATCGGAGATAATTCAGTTCCATGGGCAAAAAATATTTCTGGAACTGTCTATGCAATTGATCCATCAAAAAATAATTGTATTTTTATGGAACAGGTTCAAAAATTGAACGATATACAAAATTTAGTTATTATTGAAAAAGCTCTCAGTGATAAAGAAGAAGATTTGGCAACAGATCATCACATTGATCATTGTGCGTTCCATGTGGGAACAAACGGGATTACCCGTATGACTGCAACTACATTAGATATTCTGCACACGCAGGGAGTCATTAAAGATATAGATTTCATCCATCTTGATGTAGAAGGTATGGAGTTAAAGGTTATAAATGGGATGGAACGTGTCATTGATGCATACCATCCAATTATAGCGTTTGAACAACATTTGGAATTAGATGACATTGCACAAATTATCAATAAAATTAAAAGTAAAAAATATTTTGTTCATATGATCAACGAAATTCTACCCGGGTGCCGACCTGACTGTCGAAACTTTATTGCATTTCCAGACACTGAAAAATTTGAAGAAGCCATAAAACAACTTCGTCGTCATATTGGAACATCCGACTTGTTCACGCGATTTTAGGGGTTGCTGCTAATGTGAACCCAAGGACCCCCATAAACGTATCGGTAAAAATGTCAATTGCACCTCTGACAGTATGAATTGGAGTCATTTTTATATAAATTTGCCATAACTCCCAAATTGTATGAATAACAAGGTATCCCTGCAAAGAATTACTCACAAATGAAAAAAGAACACCAGACAGCATGTGCATAAAGGACCAAAGTGAAATATAAAATAATGATTTGTCATCACCAATTAGATACGTTTCCAGTACGTCTCTAACTGGTTTTGAAAGAAATAAGTCTCCACTTGCATACCACGGATGCTTCATTATATTTACTCAAACACAAGACGTGGTACAATATGCATAGCTTCTAATTCTTGTGCCCAAAGCTTAACTGCATATGGAATCGTCTTTTCTTCGAATGCCGTAGTTCCATTGCAGATGCCACAGTGGTAGATGTTCTCCTTTGCGTTGACAACCGCCAGGGTTCCACACGTTTTACAGAAACCAGTCTTGAATGGATCGGAAACATCCATGAGACGCTCTTTGGTAAAGGATGCAGCTCCGTGAGATAGCATACAATCGCGCTCCATTTCACCAACGCGCAGTCCGCCGTCGCGAGAACGACCCTCACAAGGCTGACGAGTGAGGCTCACAATTGGACCACGTGCACGAGAATGCTTCTTGTCGATAACCATGTGCTTGAGACGCTGGTAGAATGTGGGTCCCATAAAGATTTCGGTTTGAATCATTTCTCCGGTCATTCCGTTGTAGAGGATTTCATTTCCGTAGGGGTGCAGACCAAGATCAAGCAAATGCTCTTTGAGCGTTTTGACAGGGAGATGAGAATAGGGAGTTCCATCACCCAGTGTTCCTTTCATCGAACAAATCTTTCCAAACATACATTCCATCAGCTGCGCAATCGTCATACGAGAGGGAACGGCGTGAGGGTTCATGATAATATCCGGACGCAAACCCGCTGCACTGAACGGCATGTCTTCCTCGTTCAGGAGGATACCACAAGTTCCCTTCTGTCCGTGGCGAGAACTGACTTTGTCTCCAATTTCGGGGATACGCTCCGAAACCACTCTGCATTTGATGAAGGGATAGCCGTCTGAATTCTTGTCCTGCCAAACTCCGTCAATACGACACTTCTCGGAATTCTTGTGGGTCGTCGAAGAATCACGATACTGATAACCGTTCGGATCGCTTTTGATACTTGTCACCTTGCCAATGACAACGTCGTTCTCTCCAATTTCTGTGTTCAAAATTGGAACACCATTATCACCCACTGCATGATACGACGAAGTTTTGTAGCCGCGTGTATTTTCACGACGAGGACGAGTAAACTTTTCTTCCTTACCCGAAGCTACATTGCGATGTTCTTCATCTTTATAAATCGTGTAGTACAGCGTACGGAACAGCCCGCGATCGACTGCAGACTTGTTCAGGAGAACCGAATCCTCCTGATTGTATCCTGAATAAATTCCGATTGCGACAATAACGTTGTTTCCGGAAGGCATGTCCTGTGAATTCAGGATATGCATGGTTTGAGTTTCCACAAACGGACGCATGGGGCTACAGAGGATGTAGCCATTCTTGTCAAGTCGTTTTGCGTAGTTCCGCGCAAAGATACCCATTGCCTGCTTGCCCATAGCACACTGATATGTGTTTCGGGGAGACTGATTGTGATCAGACAGCGGGATGCTGCTTGCCATGTGCCCCAGGATCAGAGTCGGATGAATTTCGCAGTGCGTATGACTTTTTGTTATGTCCGCAGTAGTCATTGCAACGCGGATAACTTCGGTTTCTGAAGGATCAATGTATTCCACGCACGTGCGAATCCAGTCGTTCCAGCAAGTTGGTTTGCTGGGAAACTCTGCAAGCTTCCCGTTCTCAACACGGAAGAGCGGGCGAATAAATCGGCCACCGTCTGATTCGATAGTTATGGAGTTCTGCACAATATTCCACGCAACCCCAGTGTGGGGGTGCAAGCGGAAATCACGCTTTGCCTGACGAAGAGATTTGTGGACTTCCACAGGATTGTTTGTGTATGCCACGATAACGCCGTTTACTACAATGCTGGTTCCCACATAAATTTCAGCTACGTTTTGAATCCAAATAATATTGGGGATCTCTTCCAGCAGTTTGATTGTGATGCTTGAAGGTGTGTGCTGGCTGATTGCGGTCAGCATTGAAAGCGCCTTCACAATACCAACTGAATGGCCCTCTGGAGTTTCCACAGGGCACACATATCCCCACGAAGTTCCGTGCAGCTTGCGCGGAGCCAGAAGCTTACCCGATTTTTCAACCGGAGTTTGAATACGACGCAGGTGACTGATCGTTGCTGAATACGAAAGACGATTCAAAACTTGAGACACACCAACCTTTGTTGCATTCGACAGAGAGGTAGAACTTGACGTTCCAAGTCCCTGCACAGTAAAGTTTCCAGTTGCAAGTGCCTGTTTCAGCTTTCCTTCAATAGTTGAAACTTTCAGAATCTTGTACAAATTGTTGACGTTCAGCACTTCAAGCGGATGGGGAGTTTCTCCCTTTTTCCAGCTGTCGTTGTTGACTTCGTGCACAAACTTGCTACGAATGTCTTTGCAGACCTTCTGGAAAAGCTGGCGGAACAAATGCGTGAGAAGCGAACCAGTTGTCACAATTCGCTTGTTAGGGTATGCATCACGATCGTCGATAGGGATGAGTCCCTTCTCCGTCATCAGCAGACGACGAACCATCCAGGCGGTCAGAATACACTTGCGAGCTTCCAGAGTCTTTGAATTTGAAACATCTCCTCCAAATCGTACGTGAGGAAGATACTCGGTTTCCAAAATACTGCGAACATACGCTTTCTTGTCTTCGTTTGTTGTTCCGTACTGCAGATGATGAGTTAGAAACTCGATTGCATCTTCACGGTTGTTCACTTTGATGTCCGAGCATTCCTTGAAGGATGCGGCCAGCATTTCCAGCAGATGTCCGTGGTTATCAGCGATAACCAAATTTGCAATATCCTGATCATTTTCAAGGCCGAGTGCTCGGAACATGACCATAATAGGAACATCTTCACGGAAACGAGGAACACAAATGGTTAGCGGATATCCAAGACCGTTGAACTTGGAAGACAACCGGATTTCAAGCTTCTTCGGCGGAGTCGTAAAAGACTCATGAAGAGACTTCATTTCCACTGAGTAAGTGTACTTGGAAGCCGTCTTCTTGTTGTAGAAAACCATGATGCGGTTATCTGCAACTTTCTCCTGGCAGAGAATCGTTCTTTCCGATCCGTGAATAATGAAATATCCAAATGGGTCATAAGTGCATTCGCCGATTTCCTGCTTGGTCAGGGGATAGTCTTTCATAATGCACAAAGATGATCCGAGCATAACAGGAATCTTTCCAAGAGAAACACCCTCAAAGATCTTTACTTGCTCATCATAGTCTCCAGGTCCTTTGTAGGTCCTTGCTACAAACCGAACGTCAGAGAACATCTGAGCCGAATAAGTAAAGTTTCTCATACGAGCTTCCTGAGGAAACATCGGCTTAATACGGCCGGTTGCTTCCTGAATACGGGGCTTCATGTACGTTATGTTCTCAAAACTTAGGCGAAACTCATATTTATACTTCTTTGTGGTCTCATCCTGCTCGTGCCACACAACGATGGGTGCAGTGCTAGAAACAATCAGAGGCAACTTGTTGCGAATGAAATCTTCAAAGGATTCAATTTGGTGTTCAACCAGCTTGGAAACACCTTGAGTCTCGAAATACGATCGTACAGCGTTCCATTCCATGGTAACTTCTATAGAGTCGATCTTCGTAAATCTATTCTCGATTCGTTTTTAATAAGAGGAATGAGTGTAACTATTACAAAACTTCCGGATGTTGCCGGAAAGCCGGAAACAGCTGTACCAACGCCACCGCCGGCTATCAAAAAGGGGGGAAGAAGCATGAGAACATTTCCTAGAGGTGTTCTCAAAACTGCAAAACAAAAACATAACATCAAACCTGTTGCTGATCCTGCAAAAGCGCCTCCTCTCAAAAAGAACATGAAAAAGCATACGATTCGTCTTATAACGGATAAAGGTCTTCGCCGTCATAAAAAGACATTGCGCAAACGGATTTCAAAAATGTCAGATGAAAAGGTTCGTGAACTTGTTGCAAAACATGGACTTCTAAAAAATCCAAAAACTCCTCCTTCCATTATGCGTGAAATGCTAGAAGGCGGTGCTATGGCTGGATTCATTTCCTTAAACTAAATAACGATGGCAACAAAATTTTGGGGGCCACTTGGCTGGATGACGTTGCATTCTATTTCATCTATTTATCCTGAAAATCCTACATCAGAAGAACGATTGATTCTCGAAAAATTTGTAGAAATGTATCGAGAGACAATAACGTGTGTTCACTGCAAGGGACATTTTACAGGAATGCTCAACAAATATAGACAGATACATCCCGATTGGAGCTCTTCTCGGTATAATTTCTTTTTGTTTGTTTGCAGAGCACACAACACTGTAAACAGACGTTTGGACAAACCTATTTTTCCTACGTTACAATCTTGTGTTGAGCGTCTTAAGGAAAATACGAAAATAACAACAGCAGCTACCTACAGAAATGCGTACATGAATTATTTGATTACAAATTGGCAGCGTGAAATGAGTTCGGAAGGATTTATAAATGCAGACACTGCTAAAAAGATGAAAAAGATCAACGAAGAATACTTTACACCCCGCGATAATAACTTTGCCGATATTTCTTTTGAGGATGGAAATGTTCTAGAATTTATTGCTGAGGATCCACGAAATTATAATGCTGGCGCTGGAATTCCAAACATGGCAAAAATCATTAACCAGCAACAGATTCGCCCCACGGTTGGGTTTCGTCTTTCGGGCGGAAGATTAAAAATCGTATAGTGCTTTACTCAAGCACAAATAGGACTTCGACCATCTGCATTTCAAGGCGTCGGAAGCTCTGAGCTCTCCGCGTGTCATCATCACTTTCGGGCTCAACGATCGGAAAGATTCTAAATTTCTTTCCAGTCAGCCCGTCAATGTAAAGTTGCGGAATTTCAGTGCGCTGACTCTTGTCAGGCAGGTGGTAGCAGACAACGCGTACGACAGTTTCCCACTGACCGCCTACGAATCGTCCTTGCTTTTCAATATCAAACCAAACGCGCGTTTGCATATCCGGAGGCCACATCTTTTGAACCTCTCGCACGATAGCTTCTAGCTCGCGTGGCGTGAGGTCATCCCATTCAACTTCAGAAAAGTTAATGTAAAGTAGCACTCGGACAGAAGTTGCGGTTCTGGCCATTTTGTTGTTGTAATGCAAACAACTCTATTAAATAAAAATCCGTTTTTCAACAGATTATGCATACTTGCCCCAATACTTCCATGCGGCCGTAATAGCCTCACGGATGTAGTAGTTGTCCGAGTCATCCTCAAAATAACCGGCTGGAGGTTTAGGAATGACAGCATAGAAGTGTCCGTCCCAACGGCCGTATTCTCCTACAGCTGCATCCTTTGCTGCTGCAACCTGCTTGCCCCAATTAGCCAGCTCAACATGTCCATCATACTCCCAATCACAGGGACGAACAACGCAAACTGGCCGAGACATCTTTGACAATGTTTTCCAAGGTTATAAATTTCGTGAAAAAAAGTCCGTTTTACAAAGCTTCTACGTGAGTCAGGTCATACTGCGGATTCCAAGGAAGTGAAATTCGGGGCTTCATTTCCCAATCGTGGCGCTTCATCCAGGGATGCCGAGTTTCTGTGTATGTCTCATCAGGGTATACCGTTTTCTTTCCAGTCTGTTTGAGAGAGTTTTCAGGAAGAATAAAGGATAGCTGATGTTTCGTTGTAAACCGACACTTGGAAGGCTTTGTTTTCTTTGCTTCTTCAAACTTTACAATATCAGAAATTAGAGGTGCATCTGGATAGGGATAAACCCAATTCCAATTTAGGGGTTCGTTATTCTGGAAATAGTACAGCGTCCACTCAAACGTTTTCCAAAAAGATTCCACAACGGGCTCCACATTTTGGACACCGTCCAAGTTATGCAATCCAAACTTCCGAGATACCAACTCATTCTCACGACCAAACACAGCCTTTTCTTCTGGACGTCTACGAAGCTGAACGCGTTCGCGAAGCAGGTCCAACTCTTGAGAAGCAGCATGTTTCAGGAACACCGACCGCCCTTCTTTCGTAAGCAAATCAGGTTTTCCACATTCTTCGTACATATGAATTGCACGATCATACCCATCTTCGCGAAGAGAGAAGAGGGCCAAATTTGGCATAAAATCATTTCCAAAGCAGAGGACAGACAAAGCCATATATTGTGAAATGTCCATGGGAAGTTGCTTTAGAAGTTTCCAAATGGAGAGGGTTGCAAATTCAGCCTTGGCCAACTTTGGATCATTGAACTCCTTGCTTTCGCGAAGAAGGTTCATGCTGTAGGGATACGAAAGCTTGTGGTTTTGAAGAGAGATGAGAATGAGATCCGCATCCAATCCGTAAATACAAATACTCCGACGCTGATTTTCTGGGAGTCCCGCAATATCTTTGAAAAGTTTGTGCTCTCCTTCTCCGGGAACTTGAGTGGAGCTGATGTGGGCAAATGGAAACCTTTCGCGCAAAGCAGTTTCCAAATCGCGCATATAAGGAGTGTCGGGCGAAATTTGATTGCGATCAAAAGAAGACTCCTCCTCTTTCACTCTCATACGACGATAGCGCTGCTGAACAATTTTGGCATAGGGAACAAGACCGTCCATCGCAATAAAGATCTTCTTAGGTTTGCAAACGCTCTGTGTAATATACTCAAACGCGTCCAGCACAGATTGGATAGGATCTTCTTCTTTTAGATAGCGGTGAATCAAACAATTGAAATCAACACCCAGAACATCTACTTCCATGATTAGTGAGCGTTTGATTGCCTCTACAATTCCAGGGTGAGACTTAAGTAGACTTGCAAAATAAAATGGGATGCCCATTAAATATGTTAGGTTCGCTATATGAAAACTCTATGCAGATAACAAAATGTGGTATGTTGTACTAGCAGTGATTGCAATGGTTGTCTTCTACGCTTATTCCATTCGTGGCGATATTAAAGTTGCACCAAAATCCGGCTGCGGTTCTTGTCCTCATAGAAATAATGAGAACGAGAAAGCAAAAATTGACTGAGCTTTGTAGTTGTTCTCCCGATGTCGGAGACTGTCCTCGGTGTATAAAGGGGTTTCTAAAACCAAAACATACTCAACGAAGACGCATAACAAAACGATTATTAACTAAATCTCGTGTTTCAAAACCATATCGAGAATACAAAGCACAGGCATGATTATCGCGTTGAACTCGCAGCCAAATGGGTAAATCTACTGAATGAATTGCATGTTGTAAAAGTTTTCCACCGTATCCACAACCTTGGTACGCTGGATTCACTACAAAAGACGACAGCTCATAGTATGTACAATGTCGATCCAAACGGAGCATTCCTATTAATGCTTCATCTTTGGTAGCAAGGAGCAGTCGCCCGTCTCCCTTCCATTCCGATAAACCATCTTGAAGTGTAAAGTTAGTTTTTCGATACCCTGAAAGAAGTGGTGGAACAGAAGAGCGCAAATACTCGCATGTAGACATCGTCCTTGCAAGTGTTTTAAACGGGATGGATATGAGGTGCGCCAGCGTGATAATGCTTAAGTATGAGAATTATTTTTTGTGAAAACAGTTTTTCCAGGGACGACAGCTTGACCTCTGTGTGAACCCCATCTTTTTGCAGGGAGTTTTCTTGCAGTACGACTTTGACATCTTACGCGGCATCTTCCAGCGGCGAGTCTTCATTTGATCGTAAAACGGATTTTAATTGTGAGATCTACAAAGTAGTAAAAAATGAAGAATGTTCATAATGCATTTTCTGATGTTGTGGCAAAGTATAGTGCAAACACATTAGATTATGAAGTTGTACAACACATTCCACAAGACAATCTTTGGATTGTGAATGTCTACAACCGAGATGCACCCGGATCACTTCTTCAAATTGAAGTAATTGACGACAACGGCATCCCAAAGTGCTGTGTCCTACAAAAAACGAACGTTGGACGCAAATCTATGTTCAAATTTATGAATCGTTTGGTAGACGCACTTGATGCCTGAACGCGGTTATTTTTAATTCTGAGTTTTTTACAAATGTCATGTTCAGCACCTACGGGAGGATCTGCAGATATGTACGGAGGAAAGAAATCCAGAAGAAAGAGTCATTACCGTGAAAGAATGGGAGCATCTGCCGTACTGGGAACTGCTATACTTGGTGCGCCTGTTCTTGGTGGGCGTTCTATAACTCGCCGTGCACACTGGAGATACATTCGCGGAATGAAGATTCGTGTTCCTGCAAAGAAGGTACGAGATATGGGAGCTCCCGGAAAGTGGGCTGAAAAACATGGTCCCGGTATTGGTGAATTAAAACCTGGCGGACTCATGGGTTATTCTCCGTCTCAATCCAAAACTGCTCGGCACACCAAACTTCGCAAGGCTGTACGGAGCAAGGGAGCTCTCTCAACATTCCGTAAGCTCAATGCACTGTCAACATACACAAAGAGAACTGCAAAGTCGAAGAGCCGAACTGCAAAGGCTGATCGCAATTGGGTGAAAAAAACCTACATGTAAAGTAAAATGTTGACAAAATTGTTAGTGAAGATCATTCTATTTATTGCGTTTGTTCCCGGTGTCCTGATAACGCTCCCTTCTCCCAGCAGCGATCGATATGTCATCCTCGTGGTGCACGCTATTTTATACACCTTTGTCAGCATGTATGTATGGAGCATGATGAAGCGCAAGTAAAAAGCTTCTCAAGTATAAACTAAATGGATTTTGGAAGTCTTATTCTCTCAACTGCTTTGTTTGCAGCGTTTGTCCCGGGAGTTCTCGGTCAGTTCCCCAAAGGCGGTAGCCGTACAACCGTACTTGCAACGCACGCAATTGCCTTTGCGATTGCAGCAAGTATTGTCATGCAGGTTTATCACGGTATGCTCGAGCGCATGACAAACTATGGAGATCGTTGCCCGAATGGATATATGATGGGAAGGGCACAAAATGGCAAACCCGATTGCGTTCCTGTTGGAATGCGTACGTATGATCCCTCTACCGCCGGAAAGGTTACTCCTGCTTAAAATATAAATGTTGGTAAACCTACTTTTGAAAGTAATTTTATTCACGCTCCTAGTCCCGGGTGTTGTTCTCAGCATCCCCCCAGGCGCTTCTCTTCAGCAAAAGGCTCTGGTTCACGGCCTCGTTTTTGCAGTTGTGAACTATTATGTTTATATTTATATTCGTCCGATGCTTGAACGGTTTGACAACCCCGACACGAAAGTTCTTCCTCCCTGTCCTCCGGGATCTGTTCGTCATGGAAAAGACTGTCGCATGAAAGGCGAGGGAGAATCTCCGCAAAATCTTAGCTAAGAAATAAATGCCGCCTCCTGCTCCCAAGAAATCATCTGCGACTGAGAAGAAGACTGCTCAAACTGGATTAATGCCTGAGCTGGATTATGTTGGAAGTAAAAACATAACGCCCAAAAAAGGCGTTGCCCCAGAGGAAGATTATGATGAAGAGAATGTCAAGACGGTAGACATAAGTGGTCCTTCATCTAAAGAAGAAATTGAAATCGGTTCTCGTCAAGAGAAAGTGGAAAGAGATTTGGAAGCCGCAAGAGGGAAGGGTCGCAAATCTCGCAAGAATAAGAAGTCCAAGAAGTCTCGCAAGACTCGCAAGGTTAAGAAGCACGGAAAGCGCAAACATTAAAGGCAAACCTCTGTGAAATCAACCCTTTATTTTGCCATGGTCGGAAAATGGAAATTTTTGAACAAAAAAATAATAAATTGAACCAACTTCTTGACAACGTTTCTTGCACAAAATGTACAAGGCAAACAAGACACCCAAGACACAAGCGTTTGAGGCAACTCAGTGCAGTCATTCCTTTTGGAAAAGCTTCACCAGATCGGTTTGGACTCGTCCAGCTGACGGAAGTGCTCCGTCGATAACCGTATGGAAGGTACAGTCGTGCACCAGCTGTGGATTTGAAAAGCGTGTAGGTTAGAATCAAGAAGAAAAATGGATAGAAACATATCCACTTTTTTTCTTGTAAAGGATGGTTCTCACAATTCACGGATACAAACTTGCAAAAAAAGATGTTCCTAATTTGGATAGTCTAAAAGCTCGTCTGACAGTAAAACCGTACATTCCGAAAGTCTTTGTAGACCCTCGCTATGTACAAAAATATCAGGTCTACGTGGAGTCAGCTGAAAACTTTTATGTTCCGAAGCACTTTGGAATTCAAGAATTTGGACCATACAAAACAACAACGCGAGACGCTTCAAAAACTCATGAGGCCTTCTGGAAGTTTTCTGGAGAGCTTCGTGAAGGACAGATGGATGTTGTTAACTCCTATTTGAAACCCGAACCGCGCGATGGACTTATTTGTCTGCATACCGGTGGAGGAAAAACTGTTTGTGGACTTTATATTGCATCACAACTTCAAGTTCCAACGTTAATCCTTGTGCATAACACGTTTCTGCGAGATCAGTGGATTGAACGAATTAAAACATTCTTGCCAAATGCACGAATTGGTCTATTTCAAGGTTCAACGCAGCAGGTAGCCGATTGCGATATTGTTGTCGGGATGCTTCAATCAATTTGTATGAAGGAAATTTCACCTGACACATTCAAGCCCATTGGATTTGTTATTGTGGACGAATGTCATCACATTGCTTCTGAAGCATTTTCTCAGGCCGTTCCAAAATTGACGTCGAAGCATATGCTGGGTCTTTCTGCAACTCCCGAGCGCAAAGACGGACTCATGCATGTTATCCACTGGTTTCTTGGTCCTCTACTTTACAAATCAGATACATCCGATAAAGTAGACCCAGGTGTATTTGTTGAGGTATACGAATTTGATCAGGGAGATGAAAAGTTCAACGAGGTCATATACAACAAACAGGGAGTCATGTTTACAACTTTGATGGTGAACAAGTTAGTTGATTTTGAGCCAAGGAACAAAATGATAGTAGAACTCCTGACAGATGTATATGACGATCATAAACGACAAGTTTTGGTGCTCACGGATCGCGTGGAGCATACTAAGGTGTTGCATGAGATGCTGCCGTCGTACATCCGAGACGGAAGTTGTATTTTATCAAGGAACGTTGATTCCAAAACGAGAGCTGACTGGTGTGAAACAAAACGGATTCTGATCGCCACCTACCAAATGTGCAAAGAAGGATTCGATGTCGCAACTCTTAACACGCTGGTTATTGCCACCCCTCGGCCTGATGTCGACCAGATTGTGGGAAGAATCTTACGAGTGGAAAAAGCAAAGAGAACAGTATCTCCGCTCATTATTGACATTGTCGACCCAGCGTTTCGCCGACAATTTCAAGAACGGCTATCTCTATACAAAAAACGAGAGTACAAAGTTGAAAAAATGAAGCTTACGTAAATTTTAGACAAAACCAATCTAAGTAAAGAATGGCGCGATGGTCCAATGGCTAAGACACAAGATTCTGACTCTTGTAATCCCGGTTCGATTCCGGGTCGTGCCTTTTTACTTCAAACGAATAACATACGGATAAGGCTCTTTCATAGGACCAATAATTGGAGAAGGCATATACCGAATTCCTCTAGCACGGAATGCTTCTTGGATTGTCCAAAGATATCCGTCATACTGTCGAAACGAATGCCATTTTTCTACTTTCCATGTATTTTCGCCTACACGAATCAATACATGGAACGTATTTGAATTTTGAATCGCAATAATTCTTCCTACAACACCATCATATTCAACTGCATCATTAATCTTGTACATTTGTTTAAGTACCGTAGCCTTCATCAAAATCGGCATCGCCTACAGTGTTTGACCAGTCATCGTAGGGTCGGACATACCGGTCTCCATAATCTCCGTGATCAACTTCCAGCTCATCGCCAAAAACGTTTTGGGGGCGCACGCCATCTTCTACAAAATCACGAGTATCGTTGTAGCCTTCTTCTGGACGGTTCAAATCTTGTTCTGCTGCAAGCCGTGTATATTCTTCTTCTGGATCGGGATAGTTGTATTCTCTGGCGAACAATTCACGATCTTCGTTTTTCACGATATATGGAGCCATGCCAATGTCAATGAGCGCTTTCTGAATTTCACGCTGGTCGTCCGTTAGAGATCTCATTTTGCTCTTAAAGAATTCTCTCTCTTTTGTTGATGCAGCTGTAGAAATGCGTTCTGCTTCATCGCGTGTAAAGAACAGCATACTGAGAACAACGTCTCTCTGTAATGCAAAGTCGATCGCCTTTACAAGAACATCCTTCTGCTGACTTTTTGATATAACCTGGAAAAGCTCATATAAAACACCTTTTGCGATATCTCTCAGGATAGACGGAGATTCATTTCGTGTTTCCAAATATGTTATCAAACTTCTATACTTTGCAACTGTTTCCACGTCAAATTCATTCTGTGAAAGAATGTCAAGAATACGGTTTGTCAGCGTAAAAATTGAAACTGCATCAATAGAATCCTGTTTTAAAAACTTATCTATTTTATCACTTTTTATTATTTTTGTAAGACCAATGCTAAGTCTCTTTCGTATATCTTTTTGATCTACTGAATATGTTTTTACGTCAAAAGGTTGAGACTCAACAAATTGCGCATATTTTGAAGGAAAAATTGATTTCCACAATTCTAATTGATCCTGCACAACAGAAGGTAAAATTGTTGGTGTTATGATAGACGTTGTCTTTGGAATTGTACATCTTGCCATGAGTTCTTCGCTTCCAATTCGTTCCTCAGGAGTAAACTCAGTTTTATCAAGACGTACAAGAGGAAGTGTAAAACTGGATGCAGTTATGAGTTCTACGGGAACAGTATATCTTTCTTTTGCTACCTCAAGTTGACTACGGAATACAGAACTGGCTTGTTTCAAAAATGTTACTGTAAGTTGTTTAATCTCTTTCGGGCTGTTCAAAATTGCACGAACGACTTTTGTTATCGGACCTTTTAGCGCAGCTGAAAACTTCTTGAAGAAAGATTGAAACACAAACAAAATACTGTCTATCGTTCCGGTTTCTTTTTCGTCATCTGTATCTCTCGGGAACCCGGACATTCTGAAGGTTTTGATTCCAAACGTTCTCTTGGGGATCAGGAACGGAATGTGTGTTTGCAGAAGAAGAACTCCTGCAACAATTCCGAACACTCCCTCTATTTTTTCTCTTTTTTGTTCGTCTATCTTTTTGTTTGCGCGCAGAACAGCTTCTGCGTTTCGCGTGTACTGGATGATTGGTAGCAAGACACTTTCGGAGGGCAAAATTTGTAAGAGTTGCAAGAGTAGATACAGTACTTGCTCGGCAGTACTCTTTTCAAGATTGAAGAGTTTCCGGAGTTCAGCAAGAGATGACGAGTATGTGGATACATTGTTTTCGGTTGATATGGTCCTTGAATCAAGAACTTCATAGTTGATGACCGGCTTTCCGTCGCTTGTAAACTCATCCTGTGCAATAAGAACATCGTTGTTAACTTGCTCACCGCAAAATTTACAAACTCGGAACCCAGCGTCAACTGCGCACCATTTATCATAAAATGCATCTCTGTCATCTTCCATATCTCCACGAAGCAGGGATAGCGTGTGCGAACAAATTAAGAAGACTCCATCTTTATCGTAATAACGCTGTTCAACGGGAGTCAGCAAATTTAGCAAAAGTTGAATTGCGTCAGCCTTATCTTCGTCTCCTCTTGATTTGTCGTTGAGAATCGTGAGAATATCCTTTTGAAGTTCTGATTCGGGTAGGCTCTTAAATTTTTCGTACTGCTGAGCCTTTTCAGCCTTTGGCGGAACCACAAATTGACGAAGAAGAGTGCGATATTCTTTTATCATCGTTTCGGGAGTTGTTTCAAGAAAAGGAACACGGCCTTTTGAGAGAAGAGCATTTCGTTCACGAACAATGACATCTGCAGGAATACACGTTCCGGATGGGACTCGTTTATTTTTATCAATAGCCTTGGATACGTCTTCCCACTTTGGACTTCTGTATACACCAGATGACAAGAACGAGTCAAACGTATCTGTTAGAAGACAGGCCTCCGGAGTTGATTCGGTTGTAGACTGTTCCATCTTTTCACCCGGAGGTTCAGGAGGAACGTTTCCTGCATCTCCAATACCTTTCAAAAACATTTTTGCGATCAGCGCTCCTCCGTCTTCTTGTTTGAGCAACCAAAGTCTCGGCTGAATACCAGGGCTCCACGAGCTCAAATACTCTTTTTGAACAGATTCAGAAAGTCCCAGCTCATCTTCAACTGCAGGAAATGAAACAGATAGGACACTGGGAGATGCCATAACAGGATCTACTGGAGGAAACTTTTCTTTCCAAGTCGCCCAATCAATTTGACTGAGCTTTACATCATAAATCTTCAAAAACTCCATTCCCTCTCCGTATGGATCTGTAGTTGTTGGAACTCCATGAGTAAGAATGACCTTTACAGTGGGGAATATATCCAACAGAGGTTCATCTGTTATAAGTTTACTAGGAGTGTTTGATGATAAAAATGGGTGATCCGAAAGTGGGTTTGGAATATCTTTCGGGCGTGTTCCAATGTAGTATCCTTTTGCATAAATGTCGTCTTCCGTATTTGTTATGGGTACATCTTGAAGAGTGAATGACCCATCCTCATGGATGACTCCTCTCGTCCGAACATATTTTGGAACTGCTTGGATAGTCTTTTTTCCCTCTTCATCTGTTAACTTTTCAAACTTTGAAATGAGAACACCTGTTTTTTCTACAGTCGTATACGGTCTTGGGAGAGCTTTCAGCATTCGTTCGTAATAGTTTGGAACTCTGTACTGCGCTTGGTCCATCAATGGCATCCAGTTGTCTGCAAACGGATAAGCCGTATATTTAAACTCCGAATAAATAGGAACTACCCACGGAGCATTCACGGATGTTCGCTGATCTGTTATAACATACCCGTCCTCTTCACCAGCAAATGAAATTAAGCGGTTATAAGCAAGTTTGTATCGTTCTACTTCGCGACGAAGATTCTTTTCGTCTTGCTTCGTTATCTTGCGCTTTCCATACAGTACCTTAGATTGATAATCAGACAACTGATCATCTAAAGTAAAAAATCGGAGTTCTTCAGGACGCTGAATCTCCTCCTGAAAGTCATCAATAGTTTCTAAAATTTCATATTCTGTTGCAGGATCAAATGTCAGCGTATCTGCCATTATTATTATAGAGCCTTTTCTACTGTTGAACAATATTCCTCAATGGCTCCGAATGCAGTTTTTAGCACCGATTCAGGTGTCTTTTTCGTATGAATACGAATAACCATTTCGGGAAGCAGAAGATGAGGAATGTCGTAGCTCGCAAATTCAATATTCATGTCTCCGTAAAGTACCTCTTGCAGGAGAGCACCGATAGTATGACCACCTTGGTTTAGTTTGATGCGATAACTGTTATCTTCTGGGTCGCGTATGATGTTTTCAATAGCCTCTTTTGAATAGTTTTGCATAAGCTTTCTGAGAACTGCAATTGCATACTTGAGAAGATCCTTGGCTGACAACCCTCCAAAACTTTCGAGGTTCATTCCAATCCGATTGGGGCGACCAAAGTTTGGAAGACTTTCATCTTCATAACGAGAGTAATGTTGTTGGTAATAGAAATTTCTAAACTCTCGAACATCCTTTCCATCCTTTACCCACTGCTTTTCTGCCTCCTTGACTCGTTCAGGATCTGCAAGCCACATTGTAGAAACATCACATGCTTGATGGACATTTTCAGTCTTCAGCATAAGACGAGCTTTCAAGTGAATGCTTTCACCGGGGTGGAGACGCAGGAACAGAATCGGCTTATCGTAATCCCGGTCTTTCATCAGAATATTTGGGCGATTTGAATTTACCACAAAGTCGTCAGTTGTCACGAGAAGTACTTCTTCCTTGCTATCCTTTGCCATCATCATTCGCAGTTCAATAGTTGAATCGCGAATTGCAGATGCATCGTCCGGGCTAATATTGATGGGTAGCATCTCCACACGATGACGAATCATTTCATGAGGAATCTGTGTCGTGTTCTCCAAAATTTGGACGTCGTGTGCAACAACGGTCGGAATAGAAGATAGAAGAATACGGCGCAGGCTGTTTACAAATGCAACCGGAAAGTTGCGATATTCGCAGGATAGTCCGTATCCGCGGTTGGCCGTTTTGAGATTTTCAATGTTTGCCATAGTTTTGTCTTCACTCATTCTCGTTAACCTTTATTCCGTTTTTTTCGTCAAAACTCATAACTAAGAGATGTCCAACAATCAACCGTACTTCTTTTACAGCAATCGCTGTGCAAATTGCTCTCAAATCATTGAAACTTTGAAAGCTCTGAATAAATCGGGACTCTACAAGTTTATTCTTATTGAATCCCTGCCCAGAAACCAGATTCCTTCTTTCTTAACCAAGGTTCCAACGTTATACATTCCTAGCACAAAAGAAGTCATCGTTGGGAAGAACGAAATTTTTGGATATATCGCAAAACCTACAAATGCCAGAAACGAAGTCCCCACAAAAAGTGCAGAGGCGCCTGTTGCACAGGGAGGAGCAAGCCAAGTTATTGGAGATATTTCTGCATGGGGATTTGAGGGAACCGGAAGTTTAACTGAAAGTTATTCTTCCTGGGATAGTCCATCTTCACACACATCAATGGGAGGAAGTATGTACACATTCTTGAACGAGCCCATAACGAATCAGGGAGGTGCTGGACTTCCTGCAGGAAAACAAGTTGAAAGCGAGAATACAATCAAGAGCAAGACTGGTTCAAATGAGGATGTAGCTGCTCGCATGGCTGCAATGGAGGAACAGCGCAAGAAAGAGTTTACAACCGTAACCAGAAAGTGATATATTTTCACGGAAACGGGTATACATAAACAATGGCGAACCGCGTTGTGCTTTTGAACGCATTGTTTGATCAGCTTCAATCATTTGTAAATGAACTTCATGGCATGTATCCTAATGACGATGATTTTGGCGCATTCCTGGCGACTTTAAAACTTATTCGGACGACAAACCCCTCGCTTATTGCAAAGTATATTTTTGAAAATACAACTCAGTTTGAAAGTCAAATTCTACAAAAAGATGAGCGATTTTTTCTGGACTACTCATTCACCGAATACGGTGAACACGTTGATCTTGACATTTTCAGTAAGCTAAAGGGGTATGTTCAAACAATGGATCAAAAATCAAAAGAAAATGTCTGGAAATATGTCCAGAACATTTTCAAGTTGGCAAAGTCATTGAGTCAGTAGACGCACAATATGATGTTTTACAGTTTCATAAACTGCATCATCTAGAGTATTCAATTTTCCAGTAAGATCTACTACGAAGAATCCTTTGTTTCTTATTTTGCTATACTGCGAACTTAGCAGCTTTTCCATGACTGTTGTCGTTTTGCTAATCTTTAGAATAACGACATCAATCTCTTTTATTGCTAGTTGTTGAATTTGGTCTTCGAGTGTCCAATATGGATGTCCATATGAATAATCGTCTAGAATGTTTCTTTCATGATATTGTTTTCCGTATGAAGGTGCATTTCCCATATGAAACATAATCTTCAGAGGATAGTGCCACTTTAGCCCATTTGCCATAACGTAGCCGTTTACAACATTTCTGCATTGATCAGCAAATCCTCTACTCAGAGGAGCATTTCGCATTTTTCTTTGCAGAAATTGTATGTCTTTTGTGAAGGGTTCATAAATTGTTGAAGGAATATCCGATATCGCGCCATAGCCAATGAATGCTACTTCAATAGTATTCTTTGGATATTGATTTAGGACATCATTAAATAGACCTTCAAAGTTGTTTGTCAGAGAACCAAGTTTGTTCTCCATTGTTTTATTAAAATCTGCTACAAAACACACATGTAAGCGATTTTCTCGCATATTCTATTGACCTAATGTAGGTATAAGTGCATTTGATTCGTTTTCCATACTTTCAAATCCATAAAGATCTTTTGGAAGAAGTGTTTTCAATTCGGAGATCGCGTCTTCCGGATTGTCAAAATTGCGAAACAAAATTTGATTTACTTCTGCAGGAGTCCATCTATAATCAAGTTCATCCGTTGTCCAGTCATCGAACGATCTGTCGTAAAAGCTGGAAACCATTTCTTGCAATATTTGCCGATTGCATTTCTTGAAATTGACAATCATATCAATACGACCAGGGCGGATAAGAGCTTTGTCAATTCGTTCGGGAAAATTGGATGAGACGCAAAGAATACGTCCAGACGCTTCAAGAGTTCCATCAAGGAGATTAAGCAAAAATGAGAGATCAAGCTGTTCCCTTGAATCTTCATCCTCTTTGTCCATCCAAGGATCGCCTGTCTTCTTCTTTTCTTCTTTTGGAGGTTCGGGACGTTTCCATTTGCGTTCAAGAACTGCATCTCCCATGGCATCAATGTCTTCAATTAGGTACAGACGCTCGTGAATTGGAATTGTATACCGCTCCACAGTTGTTCCATTCATAACATGGATTTCTTCATTAAAGAAGAGATGACGTAATTGAGCCTTTGATTTAATTTCGGAAAGCTGGATGTTGATAACATGGCGACGAGCTGTGTTTGCAATAGCTTTTACGGTACTCGTTTTTCCACACCCCGGATCACCATGAAACATAAATCCGAGTGTATACGGAATCCCCTTCTTTTCATACCAATCTTTGCGATTCAGAAAAAATTCAACATGCTTTTTAACTTTTGTTCGCTGTTCAAAGAAAACGTTATCAAATGTGCGTGTCGTATGAAATTTGTGCTGTGTATACATGATGTGAGTTGTCGGAAGTGGATTTTGGATTGTTCGTTTATTTTTACTTGCAGTCACCATATCGAAGAAGTACAAATCGGTTCCCAGCTTATTTTTCATGCGACGTTCATATGCTGCATTACATCGGTCTACAAATGATTGCAAATACTGAACTTCGTGATCGTAGCAGAAAAGTTTAAATTTAATTTCCTGAACTGCTCCCTCATTATATTTCAAATCTGTCAGCTGGAAATAGATGTCTGGTTCAATCATCAGAGGTTCAAACTCGTGAGGAAGATAATCGTGTTGTGTCATGCAAATCAAATTCCGAATTGCCGGAATTGTTGTCACATAATTTACAACTGCATCCATCCGTGTTAGCGTTGTCGTTTGCTGAGGTTGTGCCTTTGAATTGCTCGATTGCATAATTCGTTCACACAGGATTGTACAGCGAACTTCTTTATTTTGAGGAGGTGGAGGAGTAGCTGGTTTGTTTCGTTGTCTGCGGCAACAGAACGCTTTTACAACAGGAAACCAAGTTGGATACGAAGCAACTACGCGTTCGTACACATTCAGAAGAATCATATTTTTCAGAGGGCTCATTCCGACACCACTTCCTAACGACATCATCATTTGCGTCTTCATCAATTCTTGAAAGAAATTAGGCTGAGCCATTAATTAATAAAACTACCCTTGTTAAAATAATATGGCCGAAAATCTAGTTGAAAACCAACGAAAAATTTTATACAATCGTCTTCCTAATAGACAACCTTTAGCCATTGACAAACGAACTGTTAATGTGTTCTCAAAAATGGTTGCAGAAAAGGATGCAAAGGAGAAAAAACCGATGGATCCATACATCCTTCAGCATATAGAAGGACCAAACAAGGAAGGAGTCCAGCAGTACGCTAAAACGTATAAGAAATTTATTGAGAAAACGGCAGGACGTCGTAAAAATAAGAGGAGGCTTCGTAAAACTCGTCGCGTTAAAAAGTAAATGGGGGATAGCAACCAAAGTGAAATATCTGCAAATATTTCTTGGACCAAGCGTCTTGAAGAGTATTTTGCATCAACAGGTGAGAAGGCGAGTGGGTTAGCATGGGTGCACAAACGATCAGAAGCTATTTATAGCATAAGAAAAACATACATAGATCTTCCGGTTATCATTGGAAGTGGTGTTATTGCGTTTTTGAACGCCGGTTCATCTACTTTGTTTTCGGACCCCAAAATTTCATCTGTTGCTCTGGGCATTGGGTCTCTTGCTATGGGTATTCTCAATAGCGTTGGAACATACTTTAATTGGGCAAAAAGAGCAGAGGGACATCGTATATCTGCAATTCACTACGCAAAGCTCTATCGCTTTATAACAGTAGAGCTTAGCTTGCCAAGAGGCGAGCGCATGAGTCCACACGATCTCCTGAAATACGTCAAAGACCAGTATGATCGTTTAGCTGAAATCAGCCCAATGGTTCCCGAACTTGTTATTCATGAATTTCAAAGAAAATTCCGTAATCAAAAAGAGATTAGTAAGCCTGAGGAAGCGAACGGACTGCACAAAATTGATATTTACAATGATTTGGAAGATGGAGACGAAGAATCAAGGCAAGCTCCAGATGTTAAAAGTCCTACACCCGCAATGAAGCGAGCAACTTCATTTGAAGAACTTATGAGTCCAAAGGAACTTCCGAGATTAACAGTTCGCATTCCTGAAACTGCTAAGAAACCCGAGCCAAGAAAGGCTGCTACCAAACCTGTTGTAGAAGATGATAAATCTGTATCAGAAAACGATATTACAATTGAAATGACTAAATCTCCATCTCCTCCGCATGAAGATTAGGCCTTTTTCAAGCACATATCTAGAGTCGGAATATTCACATTGACGGGCTTTGTACGTTTGAGACGAAGTTGTTCAGATGCCTTTTCTATTGCTTCTGTAGAAAGCGACACATACTTTTTGATATCGCGCAGAGGAGCCTGAACATTCATAGACGGGAACAGCAGACGAACAGGATGAAGTTCAGAAAGAACAATGTGATTATCTCCAAACAGGTAATCGCGATACTGCTCAATATCTAGAGGTCCTCCAAACATTCGCAACAGCGTTCTCGGAGGGGCTACTGAAAGAGTACGATCTTTATAAATATCTGCATACAGACTACGAAGAAGGCTGTGTTTATTCCAGATAGTCGAATCAGAAACCTTCTTGTCTGCGTAGTTGTAAGCTAGAGCGCATTCCGGGGAGCAAAAGTGTCCTTCACATGTGTATGTATTTTTGTATGCATCATAGGAAATTGGAAGAAACACGGGGGACCACTCGAATTTGTGACAGCACCAAAAGCAACATGTTTGCGAAGTATACCGATCAACAACAACTTTATCAAGAACTGATTTCAGGAGTTCAGTGTTGAATGTAGAAGTAGATTTCAGGACTTCAGTAGAAGAAAGAAGAATGTCAGAGTATTTAACACTTTCTCCTGCTGGAATTATTTGTTCGGTTGCGTCTTCGTCCAGAATTTTTAGAGAAAACACAACAGGAGTTTCAGAAACGACGACTTCTTCCTTGGTTGTTGCTTTTGTTTTCCGAGGCATTTAAGAATAATAAGTGTAAAATGTCAAAATGAGAATTGTTTGTATGACGAATGAAGGACAACTTCCAATGATGAAAAATATGCTGCGTTCTGCAAAGGATTCCGGATTTGACATGAAACTATTTCACTGCTACATTCTTGGAGATCAAAAACAAGCAGCAACTTATAGTACCGGAGAATTTAAGTCCCTGACAACTCGAAAGCTGGAAATCATTTTTGAAAATATGACGATTGATCCAGAAGTTCTCTGGATTGACAATGATATTGTTCTATTTGAAAATTGTATTGATCATATTCGGTCTCACCGTGGTTCATTCGTTATGCAGGACGACATTTGGTCTCCGTGTACTGGATTCTTTCTTGCTCGTGCAAGTATGTCGTCTTTGAGAACCATCCAAAACTCAATCAACTGGCTGAAACAAAATCAGAAACCGAACATCAATGATCAGCACGCGTTTACTGCAGTATACAAACGAATTATCGGGTTGATTGTCACGCTGCTATCACAGGAAGAGTATCCGAACGGATCTGTCTATTTTCAGCAAGGAAAGACTTCAAAGGCAAAAATGGTTCACTGCAATTATTTGTTTACCACTCCTGAAAAGGAGCAGCGCCTGAAAGATCATGGGTTTTGGGATCCCAATGAATCTGGTTTTGCTCTTGCAAATAAGTATTATATCTAAAAATGAAAACGAATTTAGGGCCAGCGTGTGGTACCCCACAGTATAGAGATGGCAGATTTGAAGAAACAGTATCGCAAGCATACTCATCGCGAGCATATCCTCAGTCTTCCCGACACATATATCGGGAGTATTGAGAATGCAGTTGAGGAACAGTTTGTGGTGGAAGGCGAGTCCTTTCAACTGAAAGCGATCAGCCCGTTTAATCCTGGATTTTACAAGCTCTTCGATGAGCTACTTGTGAATGCACATGATCATGTTGTTCGTCTGCGTACTCGAGGAAGTGAAAATCCTGTTAAGAAAATTGAGGTTGAAATTGAAAACAATACGACAATTACAATTCGCAACGACGGAGAATCTATTGATGTAGAAAATCACCCCGAATATGGAGTGTACATTCCGCAGATGATCTTTGGCGAACTTCTGACTTCAACAAATTATGACAAAGACGAAAAGAAGCTGGTTGGTGGCAAGAATGGCTATGGTGTCAAACTTGTCAACATCTTTGCAAAGAAACTTGTTATTACGGTAGTAGATGGAAAGCGCAACTTGAAGTATACACAAACATTTGAAGACAACATGTCCAAGATTCATGAACCGATCATCAAGGCTTCCAAGGTGAAGTCTTATGTGGAGGTTTCGTGGACCCCGGATTTTGCAAGATTTGGATGGAAAAAGCCCGAAATCCCTGCAGACCTACTCGAGGTCCTTCATCGTCGTGTGGTTGACACCGCAATGACGGTTGGGAAGGACATCAAGGTTTGTTGGTGCGGCACACCAATCAAATTTAGAGATCTCGGAGTCTACGCATCCTGGTATCTGCCGAAAGATACAACCGTACTCACAGACATCCCGCAAGTGGGATGGCAAGTCGCAGTCGCGGACAACCCCTTTGACAAGAGTTTTAGTGTGAGCTTTGTTAACGGCATTTGGACCCGTTCGGGCAAGCACGTTGACGAAATTACCAATCAAGTTGTATCTCATATTTGTGGTTTCCTAGAAACGAAGAAGAAAATCAAGGTTAAACCATCGCTTGTACGTGATTCTCTTGCAGTGTTCATTAATTGTGAAGTTGAGAATCCGTCCTTCAGCAGTCAGACGAAAGAGGTTCTTACAACGAAGGTATCCTGCAAGCTGAGTGAGGCATTCCTCAAGAAAGTCGTTTCAAAACTTGCAATTGTAGAAAAGGTTTTGGAACAACAGAACATCAAAGATACCAAGGAGAATTCTAAGACAGATGGAAAGAAGTCAAGCCGAATTACAGGGATCCCCAAACTTGATGATGCAGTGTATGCCGGTACATCCAAAAGCCAGGAGTGCAGTCTCATTCTTACAGAGGGAGATTCAGCCAAGGCTATGGCTCTGTCTGGTCTCTCACAAGAGCAACGAAAGTATTACGGAGTATATCCTCTTCGAGGAAAAGTCCTTAATGTCAAGGATACTGGAGCAAAGAAGGTAGAACAAACTGAAGAAATTGCAAATCTCAAAAAGATTCTGGGCCTCGAATCCGGAAAGGAATACAAGGATATCAAGTCGCTTCGATATGGAAAGATTCTCATCATGACCGATCAGGATTATGACGGTTCTCACATTCGCGGCTTGCTAATCAATGTGTTTCACGAACTTTGGCACACGCTCTTTGCGATTCCGGGGTTCATAACTTATATGGCAACTCCAATTGTGAAAGCAACAAAAGGAAACAAGACGCTTCCCTTCTATACTCAGTATGAGTATGAGGAGTGGCGCAAGACACCTGCATCCCACGGATGGAAGGTGAAATATTACAAGGGATTGGGTACCTCCACTCGCGACGAAGCGAAGGAGTACTTCAAGTCCATGAATGTAGTTGGATACTCGTATTCCGGCAAGGAAAGCGATGAATCCATCGAATTGGCATTCAACAAACAACAGGCGGACGATCGCAAGGATTGGCTGAAGACGTATTCTCGTGAGAATATTGTCAATGCAAAACCCGGCGACCTGCTGCCATACGAAGAATTTGTAGACAAAGATTTGATCCACTTCTCGAACTACAATTTGGAGCGCAGTATTCCGAACGTTATGGACGGCCTGAAAACGTCGCAACGAAAGATTCTGTACTCTGCTCTCAAGCGAAACTTGAAATCCGAAATTCGTGTTGCACAATTTGCGGGGTACGTTTCGGAGCATTCCGGATACCATCATGGCGAGGCTTCATTGAACGAAGCTATCATCGGCATGGCTCAGGACTTTGTGGGTTCAAACAATATTCCATGGCTCGTCCCTCAGGGACAGTTTGGAACGAGATTGGCAGGCGGAAAGGATTCCGCGTCGCCTCGTTATATCCACACATATCTACAGCCGTATATCCAGCACCTGGTTCCTGCAGATGATCTCGATTGTCTCACATACCGTGATGACGATGGTCTTCTTGTGGAGCCCGAGTGGTATGCTCCAATTCTTCCGATGCTTCTAATTAATGGTTGCCGTGGAATTGGTACTGGTTATAGTACTTCTGTACCTCAGTTTAGTCATCGTCATTTGCAAACCGTCATTACTAACTGGTTGCATTCGAAGGGAACTCTCGACGAGCCCCTAATTCCTTATTACAAGGGATTCAAGGGAACGATTGTTGCAGATGCAAAGGGCGATTATATCGTCAAAGGTGTTTGGAAGGTTGAAAAGAATGAAATGACTATTACAGAACTTGCAGTGGGAACTTGGACGTCCGACTTCCGCGAATGGCTGGACAAGCTGGTCGCAGATGGACTAATCAAAGATTATTCTGATACCTCCACTGATACCGATGTTCATATCAAGGTAAAACTTGGGGAATCTGCAGAACCTGTAGAGAAGCTTCTGGTTGACAGAATCAAGCTGACGAACATGCATGCTTTCAATCACAAGGGAGTTATCCAAAAGTATGACTCACCGAATGCGATCCTGAAAGAATTTGCAGAAGTTCGTCTTGAGTTGTACGGCAAGCGTCGCGAGCATCTCTTGAAGACTCTGCGCGAAAAGCTACCCTATCACGAAAATGTTGTACGGTTTATTCGGCAGCAGTGTGAGCCAACTCCTCGCCCGGATCTTCGTCGTAAGACGCCGGAGGAGTGTGAAAGACTTCTGACAGCTGAAAAGTTTGTGAAGATCAAAGATTCATACGATTATCTGCTTGATCTGCCAATTAAGTCGCTGACTCTCAAAAATGCACAGAAGCATGAAAAGGATTTGGAGGACTTGAAGCAGAAGATTGTAGAGATTGAAGCAATGACTCCGAAGAGTATGTGGATTGATGAGCTTATGAAATTCGAACAATAGTTAAATTACATGTTTGAGCAACAATAGCACTTGATGTAGTTGCCGCTGCTTGCAAAGAAACTGTATTTGTAGCTGAAACAGGAATAATACCTGCAGAAGTTATAGAATTGGTAGAATTATCAAAAACAGTTGATGGTCCTCCTATTACTGGAGGTGAAACATCAGCTCCATTTACGTAAATTCGTGATTCTGCATCTGCATCTCCTCCACCACCCAAAGGATTACCTAATCCAATATAAGAAGTTACTAAATAATTACCAGTTGTATTAATTGTAAAATCATTCGTACCTACATTAAAGGTTATTCCAGAAATAGGGCCTGTTGTTGTAATATTTACTTTTTGATATGATCCAGTTAAAGATAAATTAGGAGTTCCAGTTCCATATGCATACGTAGGTGAAACACCAGGACCACTAGGACCTGTTGGGCCTTGAGGACCCGTAGGACCAGAAGGACCCGTAGCACCAGAAGGACCCGTAGCACCAGAAGGACCTGTGGGGCCACTCAACCCTGTTGGACCACTAGGACCAGCCGGTCCCGTAGGGCCTACGCACGCTAATATTTTGTTTTGAGAGGTCCAATCACTTGCAGACATCATTTTTACTTACTTAAACAGACTTTCATAAAAATGCTTTACTAGACAACAATGAACGTTCCGGCATATCACCAACTTCTTGCAGAACAATACGAAGAAAATGCGCGCAATCTTCTTGTATTTCAAAAGCAGTATGAAGATGAAGATGGCGATGTAGAGTATCATTCTCGTAAAAACTATGAAGATCAGGAGCTTGAGGAACCCGAAACTTTTAATCAATTTCATGGGGATCGCGGAACAGAAAAGATGGTTATTCCAGCTAAAGACTTTGAGGATAAAACAAGAAATAGTATTCGTTATGACAAAGACGTAAAAACGCACATAGTTGATGTTGACAGCAGATTTCGCGCATATCCAAAAGAGAACTATCCTGCGGTTACTACTGTTCTGGGAATTCCAAACACAAACCCTCCTAGCAATGTGGCTGATTTTGTTTTTGCACTTCCACGAATTATTAAAAATGCAATAACCATTCGTATTACATCCATGTGCTTTCCCAATGTGTTTTATACGTTTTCTCAGGCAAGAGAGAATATAAGTTTTGACGTTTACAACCATTCAGTTCCACCTTTGAAGGTTGGAACTATAACGATTAGTGAGGGAAACTATAAAACAGTTGCAGATTTGATTACCGAAATTCGGCAATATTTAATAGCCGTTCCAAGCGATGTATTGCCAAACCCTATTACATTTCCGTTTGACATTGATTATGACGCATTAAAAAACAAGATTCGTATTTTTAGAACAGACAATCTTTCGTTTGGATTGGACTTTACTCCTGCAACAATCAAAGAACCATACAATAATGGAATAGGCTATAATTTAGGATACGAACAGCTTAGGTATGGAAATGTTCCAATTATTCTGGGACAACCTCCGGCTGTTGCTCTAACAACTGGGAGTGCTACGATTACGAATCCGTCGCCTCCGCCCCCCACAACACTTGTAACAGTTAGTCAGGCTGTTGCAGAATCATTTCCAGATATTTTTGGAGATTCATACGTTTATATCCGACTGAACGACTATGACGTGATTGAACACCAAAATTTTAAACAAACTTTCTTTCCTGTATTTGCCAAGATTCTACTTCCTTTCAACACAAAAAATCAGCTTATCAACGATATTGATTTGCTGAATGTAGTACAGCGCCAATACAACTTTTTACAACCTACCAATATTCAGCGTATTACTGTGACCATCTATGATGCATATGGCCGCATAATTGATATGAAGGGTGCGAACTTTTCTTTTACACTTGAAATTGAGGAAGTTCTCAATCCGGCTCTCTACGAAAAGTTGCGTGATCTTTAAAACTTTTACTCATTCAAATACAAGATGGAGAAATCAGTTCTCGAGAAGATTCAAGACCCTCAAGTTGAGAATCATTACAATATGACTTCTACAAGCAAGCAATATCCTCCCCCCAAGCACAACGGATGGGTGTCAAACATTAATGACCCAACTTTGAAATCCTTTTCTGCAAGATCGGATAGCCTCTACTCGCAAGGAGAACCCATCCTGTCATACGATCCCCGTGTTGATCTCGTTGGTCATCTTCACAAGGAAACTCCTTTAAACAAGATCTTTTTTAGTCGTGAAAATATGGAGCTCCTGCAGCGCGAAATTCAGGGACAGGTTCGTGCGATGAGCGGTGGAAAGTACAACATTGATAAGCAGAATGAAGATGACTTAAAAATTATTATGCGCAGCTACTATCTCATGTTTGGCAAGAATGATCCCAACAATGTAGATGGAGAGCTTCGCAACTTAAACGGACGTGTAGTCGGTTATGCAGCTGGAAAAGTTTATTCCGAAGTAGACTTTCACATGTTCTACCTGAAGGACATTGAAGAGTTTGCACCCCCAATTGCAAACCCGATGAACCCTCACGTTTTTGGAACGCGTACTGGTGAATTGAAATCATTTTTTTAATCTAAATAATGGATCTTCGTATATTTCAAGATCGTATTTATGGTCGTCATGAAAATCAACTGTTTGTGTTTGAACCGTCGTGGGATACATTCCGTCCAATTGAGCATGTAGCCTGGGACGGGGATAGATATATTATTTTGGATCAAAAATTCAAACAAGATTTGTTTGATCCAAATTATGGGTTTGGTAGTTTAACTATGAAAGCACTCTGCAGAAAGTTGATTAATGAAACTGAATTAGACGACGCAAAGGAAATTAAGGATGTTGTAGAATTTTGGAAGTGGTCTGGAGAAAAGGAGCTCAAATGGTGGAAAGATCGTCCCTGTTTGTTTGCAAGTCCTTGTGTGAATCGTGAACAGGATGGCTGGAAGTCGTACCTGCACTACATGAATGTTCGTGCAAAAACGTTGCGCCAACCCATTCGTGGAAGATTGACAAAGCGTTTAGGGATAAGGCATATAGTACCCCCTAAATGAAAGTGAATATTGTTGGAAACTTTCAAGTAAATACTGGTCTTATGCAGGATGCTGCAATTCTTCGCGGGATTCTTGTTGGCATCTTCGGAGATAAGGTAAAAATTTTTCGGGTTCCCCACGTTCTCCCAGAGTGTGGAGAAGCTGATATCAACTTCTTTTTGGAGGTTATCAATCCCGTTCTGTTTTCGTACGCACGCAAGAATATTTGGATCCCCAATGCAGAGTGGACCTACAAAAATTGGAGTCCCTACATCCATATGGTTGACGAAATTTGGGTAAAGACAACGGAGGCTCGTCGTATTTTTAATGAAGCTGTTTCGTACAAGAAGCCGGTTATTCAAATTGGCTGGACATCCATTGACAAGGTTTGGAATCCCGATACGGACAGAAAGAATTATCACAAAGCGATTGTTCCAGTCGGGAAGAACATTTATCGTCATCCCAAGCCAGTGTTTCAGGCATACCTAAAAATTAAGGAATCTGATCCGGTGTTGTACTCAAAACTTCCCACGCTATACGTTGTTCATTCTCCAAACCACATTGCAGTAAAGGTTCCTGAAGAAATTCAAGATAAGGTTATCCTGAAGTCGGAGATCCTCAAAGAGTCGGAATACGACGAACTTCTCAAGGAATGTGGACTCTGTATTTGTATTTCACTTTCAGAGGGATTTGGGCATGCAGTGAATGAAGCTATGTCTGCAGGATGTAATCTGATCCTTTCTCCCATTCTGCCATTCCAGGAAGATTTGGTGGGAACTGTTCAGGTTGGAGCGTTTTATGGTGAAGCGCTTGAAACTGTTCCTCAGCCCGACTGTTTGGGAGCTCTTGTTGATACAAAGGTTGATTCAATCGTTGGATGCCTGAGAGACTATGTGGGAGAACCTTTCAAGATGAAGAAGTCCGGATCGTTAACTATGCGCGAGCTCTACGAATACAATCACAAAAAATGGCTTGACTGCATGAAGGAGCTTCTTCCTAAATATATGTCCACAGAAGAGTATTCTGTTAGGTCTTCATTTCCAAAAGAAGAAGAACTCCCTGATGTATCTATCGTGACCATAACCAAAGATCGTCGCAACTTTATGCCTCTTGCAAAGTATTGTTATATGATCCAGAGTTATCCGGAAGATAAGATGGAATGGGTTATTGTAGATGATGGAGATGACCCGATTGAGGATACTCTCATCGGAGTCCCCAATGTCAAGTATGTTCGCTGTGAGCAAGGTATGACTATTTCTCAGAAGCGCAACCTGGGAGTACAAAATGCAATGTATGACATCATTGCCTTCATGGATGACGACGATGTCTATCCGAACAACTCGGTACTCCAGCGTGTTGCGATGCTCATGAAGGAGCCTGCAAAGGGATGTGGATTTTGTACAACGATTCCCTGCTACGACATAACAAAATACTCATCCTTCATGAATGTTCCCCCCATGACGCTTCCTATGCATGAGCGTATTTCGGAAGCAACTTTGGTATTTACCAAAAAATTCTGGGAGGAATGTTCGTTTGATGACATGGTTCACATTGGGGAGGGCAGCGCATTTATTCGCGATCGCGAGCAGATGTGCAGGGAAATTTCTCCTCAGGAAGTTATTGTTAGTTTAGTGCATCCTAAAAATACAAGCTCACGCCGTTTGCCTGATATCAAAGAAGCCAACGGATGTCATTGGGGCTTCAATGAGAACTTGTATTCACTTGTTTCTCAAATTGGGTTGGAAATGCTTAATAGCGAAGGCCGCGCATCCCAAACAGAGACTTCTTCTGGCGGCGCTGAGTCTTCTTAGTGTGGCCACGGCGACGACCGGCCGTGACAGGCGCAGTTTCCTCCTTGGGCTCTTCCATCTCACCGCCCTTGATCACAACACGGCCCTTGGGCTTCATGCCAAGGCGCTTGAGCGTGCGCTTGATCGTCTTTGCAGAAACCTTCTTTAAATGACGGCGACCACCGACAGGGGCAGAGTTACCAGCAGAGGAGTTAAGAGTGTATCCTTCAACTTGAGCAGACATTTTATATACTCTTTGAGAGAAATTCTTCAGGCCGAGCAAGATTGGCAGGTTGGTTCAACAGTAAATTTCTGTGCAGAGGCTGCGGCTTTTGTACGCAGATAATAGCATCCGGTCTTCAATCCTTGTTTCCAAGCGTATACGTGCATAGATGAAATCTTTGCATATGTGGGCTCAACAAGGAATAAATTGAGAGATTGACTCTGACAGATGAAGGGAGCACGATCGCGAGCCATATCGATGAGAACCTTTTGCGGAATTTCCCAACCGGTTTTGTATAGCTCTCGAATGTCTTGAGGGATTTCTTTGATCTCCTGCACACTTCCGTTGTTTGCCATGATTTGAGAACGCACGTCCGCATTCCAGTATCGGATGCGAATTAGGTCATCGACCAGATACTTGTTAATAACCATAAAGTCTCCAGCAAGAACACGACGGGCATACAAGTTGGAAGTGAACGGTTCAAAGCATTCGTTGTTTCCCAAAATTTGAGATGTAGAAGCAGTTGGCATTGGTGCAATCAGAAGTGAGTTGCGCATCCCTGATCTCATAACTTTGCTTTTCAATTCGCTCCAATCCAGGTACGGAGTTTCACGAGGCTGTTCGTCCCAGAGATCAAACTGCAGTTGTCCTTTAGATGCAGGTGAACCCTTGAACGTTTCATAGAATCCTTCGTCGTAATAATTGTGAGATACTTCTACCGATTCTTCAGCGAGAATTCTACTTTGATCAACTGCTGCATAATAGATGTTCTCAAAGATTTCGCGATTGAGTTTCTTGGCTTCTGCAGAAGTCCAAGGATATTTCATCATTGCAAACACATCTGCGAGTCCCTGAATCCCAATTCCAATAGGACGATGACGCAAATTTGAATTACGGCATTCCTTCGTAGGATAGAAGTTCTTATCAATAACGATGTTCAAATTGCGAGTTAGGATTTCCGTGTAGTTTCTGAGTTTTTCAAAGTTGAACTGACTGATCCCGCTCTTGGTTTTTTCGATAAATCGAGGGAGAGCCAGCGACCCAAGGTTGCATACAGCCGTCTCATCTGAGCTTGTGTACTCCATAATTTCGGTGCACAAGTTTGAGCTTTTAATTGTTCCCAAGTTTTGCTGATTGCTTTTACGGTTGGCAGCATCCTTATAACATAAATAAGGAGTTCCCGTCTGAATTTGTGCGTCCAGCATCATTTGCCAAAGTTTTTGTGCAGAAACCTTCTTTCTTCCCTTTCCTTCACTTTCATAGTGAGTGTACAGTTTTTCAAACTCTTCTCCCCAGCATTCGGAAAGACCGGGGCATTCATTTGGACACATGAGCGTCCAATCGGAATTTTCAGTCATACGCTTCATGAAGAGATCGGGGATCCAAAGACCGTAGAACAAATCGCGAGCACGATCTTCTTCAGCACCCTGATTCAGTTTGAGCTTCAGAAACTCTTCAATATCAGCGTGCCACGGTTCAAGATAGATCGCAAAGGAACCATTGCGTCGTCCGCCCTGGTTCACATACTTTGCAGTGTCGTTGAATACCTTGAGCATGGGAACAAGTCCAGTAGACTCTCCGTTTGTTCCCTGAATGTAAGAACCGCGCGCACGAATGTTGTGAACAGCCAAACCAATTCCACCAGCCCATTTGGAGATCTGTGCACAATCTCCGAGTGTCTTGTAAATTCCAGTTATGGAATCAGCGGACATATTCAGAAGAAAGCAGGAACTCAACTGGGGGTGTTTTGTTCCGGAGTTGAACAAAGTAGGTGTGGCATGAATGAAGTATCCCTGTGATAGGGCGTCATACGTTTCTTTCACCTTTGCATAGTTAACTCCGTGAAGTTGAATCGCAACACGCATCCAGAGGTGCTGAGGACGTTCCACAACTTTTCCGTTGGCTTTCAGAAGATAACCCTTTTCAAGAGTCTTGAATCCAAAGTAGTCAAACATGAAATCGCGAGAGTAATCAATCATATTTTCGTATTCCGAGTGTACTTCGCCATTTTCGTAAGTGCATACCTGAATTGACGAAAGATAATCGCTTGACAAAACTCCTGCCTTACCAAGAACGCTTGTAGCTTCTGCAAGTGTAGACGGAGTGTTCTTATGGTGATTGTCAATCACGATGCGAGCAGCCAGCTTTCCATAATTGGGGTGAAAGCGAGCCTGCATCATAGCACAAATTTCAGCTGCAAAATCGTCAAGCTCCGAAGTTTTGACGCCGTCGGTAAGCTGATTACAAACCTTTTGGGCGACTAGGTCAGGATTTACGTGATCTAGTCCCTCTGATAGTTTGCGAATGCGTTGAAGAATTTCATCAAATGATACGGGAACACGATTTCCATCGCGCTTTACAACATAAAGGTGCTCTTCCATTTTTTGCATTCTATACTCTTTCAATATGAAATCCGTTTCGGAATTTAATTCGTAAGCTTCACTGCTATATGCATAGATTCAAGCTCGTTGAGCAAAAGACGGGTTGTATACGGGACTTCCATACGAGTATACGCAAAGTTGGGATTTGCATCAAACTTTCCCAGATCAGGCTGGAAAAGTGCAGGCTGTTTGTCTGACCTTTCCATGACGCTTTCATTCCAAAACTTTGAAATGCCGTGAGAGATAAGACAGTCTCGCTCCATTTCACCGATTTTCAGACCACCATCATTTGCACGACCGTCTGTCGGCTGGCGAGTCAGGAGCTTACGAGGACCCGTGTCGCGATAGTTAATTTTGTCTTCTACCATCTGTTTGAGACGCAGGTAGTACGCGGGAGCCATAAAGATTTCTGATTCAATCATTTCGCCTGTCATACCATTGTACATAACTTCATGTCCGTACGGATGATAGCCAATCTTCAAAAGCAGATCACGAGTTTCTGCAACACGGTTTTGTGTGGAAAAAGGAGTTGCATCCACAAGAGTTCCCAAATTCGTTCCAATTTTGGTTGCCATCATTTCAATAACTTGTCCAAGAGCCATACGAGACGGGAAAGCGTGAGGGTTCAAAATCATATCGGGACGAATGCCAGATGAAGTATACGGCATATCCTCTTCGAGCAAGCGAGTTCCACATGTTCCCTTTGGTCCGTGGCGGACAGAAAATTTGTCGCCAGTTTCCGGCTCACGATATTCGGAAACACGAATCTTTACACAGCGAGCACCTTCTTCATTTTCGTATACATACACGTCGTCTACAATTCCAAGCTGACCTTTCTTTGGCTCAAACGAACCATCCGTGTATCTCTTAATTTGACCATTTTCCAAAACGGGAACAGCAACTCCGACCAAAATTGTTTTTGCGTTGACTTCCGACCCCTTCATAATAATTCCGTCAGGGCCCAATTTACTGTAATCAAAATCAGGCTTGCGTGAAACAGTTTCTCTGAAACGAGGATCAGCTGCTAAATTTGCAAATTCAGACTTTACATCCACAACCTGCTTGCGAACGTCAATGTCAAAGCTTGACGAAATAACCTCCTCCGCAAAGTCGTATCCGTGAGAATATGTTATAGAAAACAGTCCTCTTCTGAATGATGTATCATTAAAAATGATTGCGTCTTCCTGGTTGTATCCGGTGTAGGTTGCAACAGCTACGATAGGATTTGTTCCATACGGAAGACAACCATCTTTACCCATGATTGCGTTAACCGTCCAAGTTTGACAAATGGGCCGCTGACCGTAGTTCAGCCAGGTTGCCATTGTATCAAACCGTTTGTTGAATGCCGTGTTGTACCAAGCACACGCCTGCTTGGTCTGCTGACAGCTAAACATGTTTCGCACACACGCGTTGTGTTCAGCGTAGGGGATCACGCTGCCAGATGCAGACAGAAGAGCAAGACCGTGAATTTCAGATAAACTCTTCGCAGAAAATGGTTCCATGCTGATTCTCAAACTTTCGGTTTCCTGTGCATCCACATAATCCATCAAGTTGAGAGTCATGCTATTCCAAGATTTTGTCTTCATGACTTGATCAGGTCGTACGCCTTCGCGGTATAGAGGGCGCAACGGTCGGCCTGCATCTGTATAGATCAGGTACTCGTTTTCAAGACGATTCCAGCAGAGAGATACATATTTGTCAAGTTTTCCCGTTCTTCTTTCAGCTAATAATTCATTGTGAAGTTCGGTTGTATTTGCAGTCAGGACACCTACTAAATCTGAATTTAAGAAGACCTTCGTCCATGTTGGGTTCCAAACGGATGGATGAATATTTTTTGTTTGCAGGAATCCCTTGTATTGTTTGAGTCGCTCTAGAATCTGGATTTGTGAAGAAGCCGTAGAAAGAGAGGATAATAATGTCAGCGATTTGATCATACCTACATTTCCACCGTCAGGATTATCGACTGGACAGAGCAGGCCCCAGCTACTCCCGTGGATACGACGAACTTCTACCTGCTTTGTGTCCTTGTCCATCTGCAAATTCACACGACGCAGATGGGCTACGCTTCCCAAATAGGAGTACCGAGAAAGAACTTGTGCGATTCCGTTTACGCCTCCCCACTTTCCTTTGAACGATTTTTCAAACTCGTTCATAAATGTGTAGTACGCCCAGTAGGAATTGATATTTTCAGGCTGAACAAGCTCCACGAGCTTCTTATCACGGAATGAATCTTTCTGGAAATGCACACGACGATCCATCTCTAGCACCATACGCTTGCGTACGTCGTTGTAAACTCGACGAAACTCCTGGAAGATCAAATCGCCTGATGCATCAATTCGTTTGAACCGATAATGTTCACGATCTGTTTTAGGCTTGATTCCCACAGCAACTTCCATAGCCATGCGAGTCAGAATTCCGAGGAGATAGGCTTTCCGGCGGTAGAAAGAAGCGGCCGATTCGCCTTCTTCGCGCTGACAGTGAGGAAACAAGTCGTTATACAAATTCATGTATACTCCCGCTTTCGTTCGGTTTCTCACAAACTTGTAGAGCATGAGCATGTTTGGATCCTCATTTTTGTCCTCCTCCTTTGCAAGCTGTTTTTGTAGCTCCTTCTCATGACTGAACACCAGCTCCATAAAAAGCTCGTCATACTGACTGCGCTCCTTTGCGGGAATACCTGCAAGAATTGTATCATAAATGTCTTGATCGTTTGTCAACCCAAGAGCATAGAATACGCTGAGCAGAGGAACAGGCTGTAAAAATCCGGGGAGAGTTATGAGAGCAAGACGGTTTGTGGAAAAGATTCCAAAGTCGGTTATTTTTGCGATGACTGCATAATCATTCGGCTTCTCAAACTTTCCAGGGATGATCAAAAAATGAGAGTAGGGTCCCTTTGTTCCGTCCTCCGAAATTGACTTGATTCCAGCTATATACTCAAATTCTTCTGCACGCTTTCCTTCTGCTTTTAATCCTGCTTCCTTTTCATAGACTGTACGTTCTGATCCGGCTTCTGGCAATTTTACACGACGAGATGCATAAAACATATTGTCGCCAAGTCGCTCCTGACTGAGAAGCACGCGCTCCTGACCAGTTATAACAAAATAGCCACCAAGTTCAAATTTGCATTCGCCCGCTTCGTAAAGCTGCTCGGACGTCATGTTGGACAAATAGCATAGCGGACTTTTTATCATGAGAGGAATTTCGGCGACCAAAACATTTGAAAACGTTTCTATTAACTTTTCACCTCCGATAGTATACTCAACATCAAACGTTGCCTTGATCGCAAGGCTGTACGTTTTGTTTTCAAGACGACATGCATGAGGAAGAATTGCATTTCCGTCTGAATCTACAGAAGGAACATACTTCAAATCCTTGATAAAGACCTGAATTGTACGTTCGTCACCCAAGTCTAGAAAGATAGGAGTTCCCTTAATAAAATTGGGAATCTTGGTTTCTAAAAGATCAGCATATGAATCTAGGTGATGGCGTACAAGAACATTCTTTACATCTGTAAAGTATGTGTTGAAGACATGTCGGGCTATGTCCATTCTCTTTCCTTGTAAAGAAGAAAGAATGGAGTATATGACTACTGCCGCTCTCGCTGCACTTTTTACAGTTCTTTTTCTTGTTATTTACAAGTTTGTTATCAATCCTCAAATGGTTGTGACTCCCAACCCGTCTACCATGTCTCAGTGCCCGGATCGCTGGAATTACAATCCGGCGTCCAAAATGTGTGAACCTGCTTACCAAACAGCTTGTCTGCCATTTAATCCCTCGGCTTCAACTCTTGACTCATACACTGCAAAATGTAATCTGGCAAGAACCTGTGGAACAAGTTGGTCTGGATTTTGTGGGTAAAACGGAAATTTTTTTGTCAACAAACCAGATTTTGCAACTGCCCGCTTTCGGTATTCACCATGGCGAGCGCTCCCAGCAACAACAACCTCCACAAGAGGAATGAGGCTCTCGAAGCCCAAGTTCGCGTACTGGAAGAAGAACTTACAGAACTGCGCCGGACTCTCAGCCTGATGAAGAAGATTCAGGAGATGAAGGATTCAATCGCAGTGCTGAACAGCGCGATCCGGGACATGCCGGACTCGGACATTGGGAAACCACCAGCAGCGCTCCCACGGCCGGGAACAGGGGCCGCAGGAGGCGAACCTCTTGTAGCTCTCGGGAGAACAGCGGCTGGACCGGTTTTCTCCGGGGATGAAGGAATCGTAGATATGATTCCACTCCTCCACAGGACATACGTCAATTTGACCCCTGATGGGTACTGGACGTATTGGGAGAAGCTCCCCGACGGACGCTACAAGTGGAACCCGGTATGGAGGCTCAATGATGCGGATAAGGACAACAAGTAAAGGGGTTTCCCTGCACTTGTTTTTTAAATGCTCCAGGTGGGACTCGAACCCACGACTCCCGCCTTATAAGAGCGGTGCTCTAACCAACTGAGCTACTGGAGCATTCTTAATTATCATTCGCTGTTTAAACGGATTGTCCTCAAAGAAGCAATGTATTCAGAAGCGCACAGACCTACATATTTGGACGAAGTTATTGGACACACCGAAGCAAAAGAGAAATTGCAAACATATCTTTCTTCCAAAAAATTTGAAAAGTCAATTTTACTTACCGGTTCCCCCGGAATTGGAAAAACAACTCTTGCTTTGGCTGCAGCACGTTCGTGTGGATTTGACCCACTTGAAATAAACGCAAGCAAATCAATTCGTAGTTTTGAGGATGTTGAAAAAATTCGGGATTCCTGTATGTCGGCGGTTAACATTCATTCTTTCCTGCGTGGAGACATCCATGCAAAAACGTGTGTTATTCTGGATGAGATTGATGGATCGGACCCCCACGCACAAACAAAGGTCGTTCAGTGGGTTAAGGATCCGCAACGGAAGGTTCCTATCATCTGCACAAGCAATGAGGTTCCAACAATTTTTAAACGAAATATGAATGACATCGAAATCATTCGCTGCTTTCCTCCTCGTCCGGCAGATATTCAATCTCTGTTTCCGGATGAGAACATAGAAGCTCTCGTAAAAGAATGTGAGTACGACATTCGTCGCATGTTTCATCGTGTACAATATGGGTCATCAGATAGCTTACCAAAATATTTATTTCCACCTACTGGACTTCCAATTGAAAAAACATTTATTCTGCGTCAGAAGGCGTTTGAGCTGCATCACCCGATTGACCTTCTGATTCACGAATGTCATGGCGACAAACCGGGCAACGAACACTCATCCCAAACCAGTTTGTCAAACAATTCCGGTGAAACTCGTGGCGACAAGACCGAATCAGGCAACCGCCGGAGGAAATTGCGTCCTGGCAAATAGCACAACTGGCCGTTGATGTTGAAATGTCTTCAAGAGCTGCGGTAATTTGTTCTTGAGTGGGAGCCACAACTACCGGATCCGTAAAGTTATTGGGTATCGTAAAGGTGACAACTGCAGAAGAAGTCTGGCTCCGAAGATGGTTTTGATATAGTCTGTTGATCATTTCAAGATATACAATCTCGTTCAGCATATAGCGCGAAAGCATTTGTGGGCGATGCTGATGAGGAGTTAGCTGAACTGTTCTCACAAAAAATTCGTTGCGCCCTTCTACCATCTGCTCAAGAACCTCAAGAATTTGATCATCCATTTGTTAGAGTAAGGATTCCTGCTTTAAAATCAAAAACGGATTTAGATTAATTTTATTTTTGTACTCCAACAAAAATGCTGACTACCCGTGTTCCCGTTGAATTTTGGGGACACAGGTATCCTGGCGGAGACATGCAAATCAAGTATAACCCAAAAACGAAAGGTTGGAGGTATACTATGGAAAGTGCGTACCGTGGAGATACGCCGTATTCTAAGTGGATCACTGAAACATTCAAACCAAATTTTGAAAAAAAAGAAGGAACAAGAGGAACTACACTTGTTCGTGGTCTTGTATTTGTTGGAGATGTTCCAATCAAAATGAACTATGGGCTTAGGGAGTACCTAGAGTGGCCTGAAGAATTTATGAAAGAAATGCAAACATGGCGTAATGAAGGCTACAAACCTAATGCTCCTCCAGAGCCCGATACTAGTAAATATGAAAGGGATATAAGCCTTGATACTGAAAAATGGCAAAAAGATGATGCCATAATCAAATATCGTGGTAGTTATTGATCTAAAAATCGTATAAGT